AAAATTCACGAAGTCCGGCTTGCAGGGGACACGTTTTGGTATCGAGAAATGGTGTCAGAGGACGGCTGTTGGTATCCAGTTCCCCAAGAGGTCGTTGACTCCATTTTGGGCAGTCTAGACAAAGAAAACGGCCAGTAATGACCGCGATTCGCGTTTCCGTGGTGGCCCCCGGCCCGGATCGGCCGAATTACCGGCTACGCTACCGCGACCCCGCCACGGGGGAACAGCACTGGAAAAGCTCGAAAACGGCGGATCGCCGCGATGCCGAACGGGAGGCAGCCAGGTGGGAACTTGAACTTTCCACCGGCGGCAAGGCTACAACCAGCAAGATCAGTTGGGCCGCCTTTCGGCAGCGTTTCGAGCAAGAGGCCCTGCCCGGGCTGGCCGACAAGACGGCCGCCAATTACCGCACTACCATGAATCTGCTGGAAACCCTCTGCCGGCCGAAGCGGCTGGCGTCGGTCGATTCCGGGATGCTTTCCCGATTCGCGGAACGGCTTCGCGTCCGTCCAGTCACAAGAGACAAGGAACCGTTGCCGCCACGATCCGAAAACAGCGTCAAGACGTATCTGAACCAGATAGCTGCCATCTTGGGCTGGGCGTGTCGTGTGGGCCTGCTTGGTTCCGTTCCCCGCGTTCCCAAAATCAAGCGAACACGGGCCGCCGATTCGCCCATGAAGGGCCGTCCGCTAACGGAACCGGAGTTTCAGACGATCTTGGCCAACGTGGAAGCCGTCGTAGGGCCTCTGGCTGCCCCGTCCTGGCGTTTCTGGCTCACGGGCCTCTGGTGGTCCGGTTTGCGTTTGGAAGAGTCTCTCGCGTTATCCTGGGACGCGACGGGTGGCCTGAGCGTCGATCTATCGGGCAAATATCCGATGCTTCGTGTGAAACGGCACTGGGAGAAGGGACACAAAGACCGCATTTTGCCCATCGCCCCGGAGTTTGCAGAATTTCTGCTTGCCGTGCCGATCAACCAGCGGAGCGGGCTGGTGTTTCGGCTCCAAGCCATCGAGTGCCCCACGGCAAAGGGCGGCCGCTCGCGGGCGATGCCCGGAACCATTGATTCAGAATGGGCGGGCCGGATCGTATCGCGGATCGGCAAGGCGGCTGGCGTGGTGGTTGACACGTCGGACGCGGGCAGGATAAAATATGCCACGGCTCACGATTTACGGCGTTCCTTCGGTTCCCGCTGGGCTTTGCGGGTCATGCCGCCGGTACTCAAGGAGCTGATGAGGCACGACGATATCAAAACCACCATGAAATACTACGTCGGCTACAACGCGGATCGAACGGCGGAAGCGGCTTGGGCGGCTATCCGTCCGCAGGGTGGCGAGGCTGCCAATGGTTCCGTTCGTGGTTCCGCTGGTTCCGAAAACACCAAAAAGGCGAGTCAACAAGAACACACAACCACAAGTGAAGAAAGCACTTAGAGCATTTCGGGGCGTGGCGCAGTCTGGCTAGCGCGTCTGAATGGGGTTCATGGCTATCCCGATCGTGCCTGCCGGTTTTCTCGCAAAAACATCACTGTTTCCGGTGTTTATCCTAGTCCGTCCTATTTGCCGTTGTTCGTAAATTGTGGATAACTGGCGGAAATGGTTCCGTTTTGGTTCCGTTCGGCCGCATCATCCTGAGCCTGTCCTATACCTATATATTAGGGACGATAACGGCCCGATGATCTGGCCACGCCTTGCGGATGCGACGATTGAAGTGCCGGATGAATGATCGGCAGTGCTGGCGGGATGCCTCTTGGATCAGTAGTCCAATCGGGCGGTTTGTGTTAGCATCAACGAGAACGACAGCATAGCCCCTGGTGTGAAACATGGTGAAGAAACTCCCGAGAATCGAGAGGCTGAGGGTCGGCCTCAGCACCGGCGGGCACCCTGGCCCGATCAAAGATTGTGGATAGTATACAGCCGTATATATGGATGTCAAGGGGCATGGCCGCCATTACTCAAAAAAGGGGACAGAAATGCGAACCACGACTCTGACGGTTGCGATTGTGTTGGTGCTGCTCGCGTCGGCTGGACAGTTGCACGGCCAGAATACGAGCGACACGATAAAGTCGTATCTGGATTTCCGACGTAGCAATTTTCAGCATGACAGGCGAGTGGTGGAAGCCGGAGAGACCGGCGCGGAACTTCTGGGACGCGATGAACGCTGCGGGAAGAAAGAATTCGCGGGCACGCTGCGGGGGAAGATTCCCAAGGACTACAAAATCGGCGACTGGGGATGTTACCATTCGTCGTTGCGGGTTATCAGCGCGGTAAGCAGTACATCCTGCATCGTCATGCCGACAAACCGAACGCATGGTGGCCCGTTCCTGGTGCGTGGATTGGATATGTCCAAGATGGTGGACAATGTTGAATTCACGCTCCAACATCCATTCATAATTCTCGGCACCTATCGCTATTCGTCGGCATCCGGTGCGTCGAGAACGATATTGGCGTTCGACTGCGGATCGAAGTTCAATGAATTCATCGCCGAGAAAACCAAGCGGGACCGCCAGTTGGCAGACGAAAAAGAGAAGGCTGACGCGGAAGAGCGGGCGAGACTCGACGAAGCACGCTGGCACACCTGGACCATTGCGAAAAGCGGAGAGAGGATAGACGGTAAGTTTTCCAAGGTGGTAAGCGGTGTGGTGTACGTGACCACACGAAGCGGCGAAAAGACCACGCTGCAATTGGATGAATTGAGCGAAGGCGACCACGTGTGGATCAAGGATCGGTGTTGGAAGAAGCCGTCAGGAAATTCGTCCACAACAAAATAACGAGCGACAATTGCGTATTTCGGGGAGAGTGTAACATGGACAAAAAAGACATTTGGCCTGGCACGTTTGACCTGAACGATGGAAATGCAGACACGGGCAACCGCAATCCAGTTTCCGGCAGTCGATCCGCCGAAAGTAAAGTCGCATCGGAAAGCGGCTCTCTGTTCGCAGCACTGTTGGGCACGTTAGTCATATCGTGCATTCTCGTCGTTTTGATTTCGGCTGTTGTGATGGCCATCGAAAACCCGTCGAGGCTCATGGAAATCGCAGCAACAGTCGTTATTCCGGCGATTGCTGTTATAGTATCCATTGTGCTTTACTTTCTCCCGGCAGGCATTGCTATTCGCCGATCCCACCGGAACGACTTGGCGATTTTCGTGCTGAATCTCTTTCTCGGCTGGACGTTTCTGGGCTGGGTAGTAGCCCTGGTGTGGGCATTTACCAACGACGTTCGGAAATGACATGGGAGGCCAATCATCATGTCAGAAAATAACGCCGTGCTGGCCGTAGCGATCGCGGTAATCGTCTGCGTGGCCTGCGGGTTCATCGGCTACTTCGTTGCCGACAGAAAGAACATGGGGCCAGTCGGCGCCATTCTCGGCGTGCTGCTTGGTCCGGTCGGCGTGTTGATCGCGGCCGTTGCATTGGACGCTCGGCAACAGTGCCCCAAATGCCGAGAGCGAATCAATGAGGGTGCGACGATATGCCCGCACTGCAAAGCCGAACTGAAAATCAACCGCACTGCGGCCGCCTCCCGTAGAACCGAAACGTGCCCAACGTGCGGCAGACTACTGTTTGAGGGTGCGCCTCTGTGCAATCGCTGCAACACTGAGGTATTTTGGCTTGGGAATCAGGCGATGACGCGAGCCGAGCTTGAGCAAATTGCCATTCTCCGAAAATGATCGCCAATCATGTGCGCCCTTGTTCATGCCATCAATCAGGCCGTCGCGTTCGTCAAGCAACGCTCCGTCAAGATGACGCGGGCCGAGGTGATTGAGTTTCGCCGCATCGCGGATGAGATTTACAATCTGGCCGAACGATCGGAACTGATTGACATTCTCCCCGGTGTGCCACGATCGCGGAACAATTCCGACAACACGGCAGTCCCGTTTGAGTCGCGGTTGCACCTGCCCGGCGACTGGTTCGACCTTGACGGAAACGGCACGTACTGGTTTGTTCCGGCTCGATTGCCGCGATGGTTCGCCAAAATGGAAACGCTGCGGATGATTGCCGTGCTACAACCGGATGACGAAGATAGTGTACGTCAGTCGAGTTAAACTAGGCAAACCCACCCCCTCTAGATATTTTTCGGATTTTGGCTCGCCCCGCTTGACTCCTATAACCGATTGGCTATAATAGAGGCAGTGACGGAGAGAAAACAATGAACGAAAACGAAACGATCTACTGTGTGGAATGTGGCGAGCGAACCGTCGAGTTTGACGGTGGCTGCTGCGAAAAATGTACATGGTACGCATGGCTCGAAAAAACAGAATCGGCCGTTGAGGAAATCGCAAAATCGCTCGGCTGGACGTGTGAGTTTGAGTCTCAGGCGAGCGGCGGTCGGTCCAGATATTACGACCTGTGGCGCGAACCAGAGAGCGAGGAGAGCGACGAGGAATTTGAGCACCTGAAACTCAGGATCAGCGACCACTCGCAATGCTACGATGCTGATATTTCTATCGACCAGTGCGGCGGCGCGTCGGTCGATCAGTTTGCGGCGTGGCTGAAAAAAAGGGCTCGATAGACTGACATTCGCTCCGCGCTGCCCTCCCCGCCGGGGCACGCGGATTCAACCGGCGGGAGGCAAAGAGAAATGAAAATGAAAACGACACTGAAAATCGACCGCAACAGTTTGGCCAATGTGATTCGTGAATTGATTGAGGACGACGCCCACGGCCCGATGGACCCGCGGCTGATCTACGATTCCCAGACGGGTGAATTTTCGATCGAGAGCAGTCTGAATTCTCTCGACGAAACGGAGCATGTCATCGCCGCCCGCGTGGGGGATTCGTTTCTCGAATCGGATGCTGCCGAAACTCGCAGCGAAATCGAATCGGCCACGGAAAAACTGCGAGAAAAAATGATTGCTGACGCCGTTGCAGCAGCGATGGCCGGAATGGACGACGATTACATCGCGGAGTATGTGATTGGCGATTTGACGGAGGCGGCTGAGTAGCATTTCTCCGCGCTGCCCGGCTCTGCGAAAGCATCCGGGCGGCGTGCCTTTTGGAAAAACTTTCGCCTGCACGGTCCGGGCTTTCAACCCGGCAATCAGGGATCCGATCGAGTACGCCTGATCTAAGCGGCCCGTTAAGCACGCGAGTCGGCGAAGTGCAATGCGGGCATTATCAATCATGCAATTCGCCAAAAACCTAAAATCCCGCCGCCTCGCTCTTGGCCTGACCCAGCGACAGGTGGCCGATCTAGCCGCCATGCCGCAGCCTGCCTACGCACGCCTGGAATCCGGTGGCCGCGAGAATCCACGGATTGATACGCTGCAACGGCTGGCGAAGGCACTTCGCACCACGCCGGACAAACTGCTAAAATAAGATTCCGCCGCTGTACCGTTGCCAATCGTGGGAGCGAATCACGCGGCAGTCGCGTCCGTGCGACTCGGTACAGCGGCGGCAATTTCTCTCGCGGCCATCGTCGCAATGGCTGCTGCCTGTTGTTCGGTAATTGTCGGGTCGGCCGGCAGATAGAAAACCTCCCGAGCGAACAGGTTCGCTTTCAGGTGAAAATGCGGTTTGCGGTATTCCTGTTGCGAACTCATCGGCTTGAACGCATGGCGGGCCGCGACGCCGGCGGCATTCAGATTGGCGATGATCTGCGACTGCTGGGCCGCGTTCATTCCCGGAACTCGTAAATCGTAAACCCAACACGCCTCGCGTTTCGGAAGTCGATATTGCTCCGGGATAGCGCGGTTGTATGCCGCCTCGATTCGCGTTCGCCGTCGCAAGTTTTCGTTGACGTTGTGTAAACTGCCGAGGATGATCGACGCGAGAGCGTTCGCCAACCGATAATTGCAGCCGCGTGGCACGTGGCTGAAATCGTGGGCCGCCGTAAATCCCTGCGACCGCAATTTCTTGGCGAGTTTTGCGTGGTGGGGATTCTTAAACGCGATCATTCCGCCCTCTTCTCCGGCGACGATCTTATTTCGGTAGAACGACCAGCAGGCGGCGTCGGTGTCTTTGTGCGGCCTGACGCCGTGGGCCTCGGCCAAATCCTCGACAACGCGACAATCGTAATACCTCGCGGTAGCATGAATGGCCGTCATGTTGCACCGCCTGCCGTAAATATGCACCGGCATGATGGCCTTGATGCGTTGTGCCGCTCTTCGTTCCACCAGCACCGGGTCAAGCAGCATCGTATCGTCGCAGTCCACGAATACCGGCTCCAAGCCGGCCATCGTCACCGCTCTGGCGCAAGCGACCATCGTAAACTCAGGAACGATGACGCGACTCTCGGGCCGTAATTCTAACGCCTCCAATGCGAGGTGTAGGGCGGCCGTGCCGCTGTTGCAAGCAACGGTGTTTGGGTTGCCTATCCACTCGCCAAACTCTTTTTCGAGCCGTTCGTATGCGTCCATGTCACCAGTCCCAGCGGCTCCCGTTCTGCTGATAGTAGTTGATGGTTCGTCGTAACGCCTCACGCAGCGGCACGGCTGGCCGTGTGTCGATGACGCCGTAGAGCTTGCTGTTGTCGCTCTGCAAGTGCCAGATCTCCCACGGCCGCCGCTTGGCTTCTGTCGGCACGATCGTAATCGATTCGTGGCCCATTAATTCGCCAATGAGTTTTGCCAAATCGTAAATCGTGACGCATTCTTCCGAACCCATGTTGTAGACTTCGCCGAACTGGCCGCACTCCAGCAATGCGACCGCCATCCGCACGGCATCGCCGGCGTACTGAAAATCTCGCGTGCTGTTGTTGCCGAGGCGAATCGTCGGGCCATTCTCGGCAATCTGGCTGATAATCTCGGGAATCACGTATTCATGCGTTTCCCGCTCGCCGACACAATTGAACTGCCGCATGGCAATGGCCGGGACTTTTGCCTCTCGCCAACGGACTTGCACCAAGCCGTCGGCGGCCATCTTGCTGACACCATAAGTGCTGTGCGGGCAAACCGGATCGGATTCCTTGATCGCGCCTTTCATGTCGCCGTAGATTTCGGCCGAACTGACTTGCAGCAGTCCCTCTACTTCCGCCAACTTGCAGGCATTCAGCACCGACAGCACGGCCGTAGCATTGATGGTAAAGAAGTGCGTCGGCCGCTCGAAACATTCCGGGATGTACGGCTCGGCGGCGTAGTTGAACACGTAGCGAACGCCATGCTGCTGTAGCAGGCGGGCCGTTTCGTGTTCACCTTCGCGGATATCGTGCCATACGAAAGTTGCATCCCGATGAATGTGCTTGGTGTGTCCGTTAATCAGGTTGTCCAACACCAATACGTCGCAGCCGCGATCGTCAATGAGGTGGTCAACCAGATGGCTTCCCAAAAAACCAGCGCCGCCAATGACGCACGCCTTGCAGTTCTTTATCGTTCGCATAATTCGCTCCTAAGTGTGAACATCCGCCACGCCGCGCAGTTCGCCGACTGTTGTCGGATGGCATTGCTTGTAGGCCATGACGGCATCCGTGCCACGATAGAATCCCGGCAACGGGACCAACGAGAACCCCAGCCACTGGTAGATTTTCTGCATCGGCTTGTTGTCTCCGCGCATGAATCCGTAGCACGTTCCCACGGTGCTGCCGATGACCTTTTGTAGAATGTTGATGCTCCCATTCATGGCCGCCAGCCCGCCACGCCCGCGTACTTCGTCGCTGGTAGCTAGTTCGTAAAACTCCACCGTGCCATCGTGACCGGCCCGATAAATCAGCGTGACACCATCCTGGACGATGGTATTGTGTGTGAAGTCTTCCGCATCATGCACGGCATCGATCATGCGATAGCAGGTCGGAACGGTATACGACAGCAGCAATAGACGATCCGCCACGCGAAGCAATTCTGTTTCCATGAGTCGCCACGTCGCCGTGCCGAGTCTGTCCTTTACCATGCCGTCAAGTGAGCGGGCAATGCACATATCGAAGCTGCGATCGGGAAACGGTAGCTTTCGCAGGTCGGCCACGTCGAACGCTTTCCCGGGATTCCGCTTTCTGGCTTCCTGGATAAAGTCCGGCGACAGGTCGATTCCAACGTACTCTGCTTGCGGCAGAACCTCGCAAAGCGCCCCGTATCCACACCCGGCGTCAAGTAAACGAGTCCCCGGCGGGATTAGTTTGGCCAGCAGTTCGCGGTGCGTCGCCTGAATGTTGTCCCATGCGCCTTGATTCACGTCGTAAACAGAGCGGTGGATTTCGTTCTGTGCCAACGCTCTACGTAGCCGTGGCCGCCAGAATTGCGGATCGTCGATGTTGGTTTCACGCGACTTTAGATTCATGCTGAAAAATCTCCGGTATCGGACCATGATAATCAACCACCGATGCCCGCCACGGCAATTCGTCGCCTGGCTGCCACGTCTCAAAGGCGGCTCGGCAGTTGACGTACCTTTGCCGTTGGTCCCTCACGCCTTCGCCACGCGCTACGTAATAGCGATGCTTGGCGCTTCGCATGAGTTGGGATGATGCGAACCCAAGATGGACGCACTGCGGGGCCTGGTCGTAGTTGTCGTAACGCTGAATGGCCTTGTCCAGCGAACGGCCCGCAATGTCCGCTGGCGTGTTGTGGTTGTTCGCGTAGTGCAAACCATGCGACCACCGCCAGCCGCGACAGTGTGGTATGGCCCAGTAGCCGCCGACCACTTCCCGCCGAAACAGCGGCTCATGGAGGATGCTTGTCGGCCGCCAGATATGCCGCTGCTTGAGAAGAAAGCCACGATAGCGTTCGTTGGCCGCCTTCATGGTTTCCGCAAATAGCTTCTGGTGATGGTGCGTGTAGTATTCGTCGGCGTCCAAGACCGCAATAAAGTCGGGCCGCGTCAACTCCGCGACTTTCATATATTCCTGTCGAGAGGCGACCTTGCCTTGGGCCGGGTCGGTGTGTTTCGACAGGCCATAGGGAACATACACAACGCGGTGATCGTTGGCGGCCAAGTTCTGCAAATACTGCGAAGTGCCGTCGGTGGACAGTCCGGCGTCAGTCACCAGCGACAGATTCGCCTTGGCGTACATCGAATCGGCCGACTCGACAAACACCCACCTATCGAGCCACGGCCAATCGTAATGCTGGGCGTAAAGTCTCGGCAAATGCTCCATCTCATTTAAGCAGAGCGTAGCCAGTAGAATCTTCATGGCGACTTCTCCAGCGATTGCAGGTAGAGCGGCTTGAGGGCGTCCCAACTCATGGACTCGGCCCACGCCCGCCCGCGTTGCGAGTAGGCCGTTATGTCGCGTTCATACCATTCGTCGATCGTGCGGGCGATTATGCGGGGATCAAGTACCGCCCGGTCAACCGTCACGGCGATCTTCGTTTTTTCGACGCCCGTGATCGGTATCAGCGGCTCGGCGGGCAGCCACTCCGTCATGGGGAATCGCTTGCTGGCCATTACCAGCATCCCGCTGGCGTAGGCTTCCTGGAGCGGCAGCGAAAGGCCGTTGAATTTCTCGGGAAAGACAAACACGTCGCCATCGTAGAGCTTGTCGGCGGGCACGTTGTCAAGCACAAACGTAATGCGTTTGTCGCGGTTGCCGCGATACTTGTCGAACAGTCGCAGTATCTGTCGTTCGTCCGGCTGTCCGCGTACCGTTAAGTGGATCGGGCTTTGCACGTATCGCATCGCCTCCAATAGTTCCGGCGTGCCGTTGCGGTAGTTCGTGCCGCCGTGTCCAGCGTTGTGGATGAATTGCTTGGCGACCGTCCGCTGCTTCCACGGCACGTCAACGGGGACCGGCACAAACAGCGATGGCAAGTCTTTGTAGTATTGCAGGTCGAGCATCGACGGGCACAGATACACGTCGGCCGGAACCGGCAGAGGCATCGGCGTCCATTCGTACATCGGCATCATGGCAATGCGGATTCCCTGCCGCCGTGCCGCTCTGACGATATTCCAGTCAAAGGCGTTTTCAAGCAGGAATAGCACGTCCAGCCCGTGAAGAAAGTCACGGTGAGTTTCCACCGTGAAGCGGTTCTCTGACGGATACCACTCGGGATGGTTTTGGTAATGCGGGTGGCGAATCAGCAGGATGCGATTGACAATGCCGTGGTCGTAGAAAGACTTGGCGAGAATACCAAGCCCCGATTGCGTTGCGTAGCTGATGGCTCCGATATTCATGTCAGCAACTCCCGCGCGTCAAACTGTTCGCCGCGAAATGATAACGCTAGCGGCTGTAGCCGATTACCTACCGAGCTTTCGGTGCCGGTGTGTTGCACCAGGCTCGGATTGTGGACGTATTCCTTCCAGCCAACCAGCTTAAACGCCGTAACGATGCCGCCATCAACCCACTTGTACCCACGGTTTACATCCTTGGGGCGATTAACCATGTAGGGACTGCTGAGAAGAGTCACTACGGCCTCATTGGTAAACACCAAGGCGACGGCGCCCTTGCCGAGTTGGTCCGACAAGTACCAGCCGTTGCGGCCGTTTGCCATCGCTTGGTTTTTCGGGAACGTGTAGAGATTTAGATACCCACGTTGCGGTTGCTGGCATTGTTCCAGGTATTCGCGCAGGTGCCGATACGTAACGAAATCATCCTGAAAAATCGCGTAGCGGTCGGCCAGCGGGTCGCGAACGTACAGTTCCCACAGCGATGCCACCCAATTGCCGTAGCATCGCAAGGGCGGATCGTGAAATGTAGACTCCAGGCCGAACCGCTCGAACCCCTGCCCGCTGCCGTCGATGAATAGACGCGGCTGCTCGAATCCTGCCAGTGCCAACGAGGCAAGCGTGCGGGGCAGCAAATCGTCCCGCCGCTTGGGCACGGTAGTAACTCCATAACTCCATCTCATCGCATCACCCTTAATTTGTACTTGGCGTTTCGTATAGCCATCAACACCACAAACTTGGCGGCACATTCCACAAATACCATGCCGCGTTTTTCGGCTTCCTCTTTCATCCACCCGATGATGGTGTCGATGTTTTGCAGGCACCACTCGGGGCCTTGCACGTCCATGAGCAAAGCCCGCTGGTCACAGTTGCAGCCCGCCGTGGAAGTGATTCCATAGCGGCGCAGCATCCGCTTCAGTTCCGTTCCAGCCCCGATTGTCGCCTGCTGTTTCACGTTATGGCGTCCCTGAGCCGGTCAGTTCTTCGGGGATTCCGTAGAACTCAAGGTTGAGCGCAAATGGAATGCGGGTGTTCGATCCCGAGTCTGGATTGAACGGCACTCCCCAATCCTCGACTCGATAGAATATCGAGGTGATGTCCGTTGTGATCGGGCACGGTTCGTTTCCGCCGTGATGCCAGAACACCGGCCGACTAGGAGTGACAATCAGCTCGCCGAAGTTCCAATCGTTGAAGCTGACGATAACTTGCGGCTTGGTTCCCGGCAGCAACGGCAGATAATAGTCGGTTTCCATGTTGATAAACATGGCGTGCAGATTATCCAGGAAAATTGAATAATCAAATCGCGACTGCCACCAGCCACCAGCAGCCATTTCGGGAGGAACCACGTGAATTTTCAGGCGGCCAAGGATGCTCGCATCGTAGGTGAATGTGTTCACCTTTGCGGCCTCGGCTCCGCTTTTCCATGATTGAGTTATTTGTAACGCCATGATCTAAACTCCAATTGTGTTGTGTGGTGATTGCTTGGTAATTAGTTCGGCCGCGCTATCCGCATCGGTGGCGGAATGATACCGGCCTGACGCATTTCTTCCGCCGACAACGGGCCGCCCATCATCGGTTGCCCAGGGCCCATCGGCGGCCGGGCAAACTGTTGTGTCTGCGGCGGCCCCGCAAACGTGTCGGCTTCCGGCAAGTCAATGGCCCCTTCGGCCTTGAGTACGTTGGCAACTGCCGAAATAGCCCGGCTCTGTTGTACGCTCATTACGATGCCATCGGGCACGGCCTCGGTAAGGGCCTTGATGGCTTCCGTAGCGTTGGGGGCGATGATGGCCCGGCTCTGCGGAATCTGATTGTCTGCGGTCACGAAAACAACTTGGTAGGCATACGCAATCATGTCACTCGCTCCTTTGGGAACTTCTGCTTTTGCGCCCCACTTGCCGACGGGGCACGATTCGGTCGCCATCTTGATCTTGTTCAAGACAGTGAGTTTAGAAAGGTTTACATTGCAGCCGCATTTCGAGCATTTGCCGTCTACGAAATATTGGCAGGGCCTCGGCTTCGGGCGGCAGAACGTGTTGTAGATTTGCTCGACTTCCTCTTGGCTTCGCTTCGGCCGACCGGCCTTGTACCATCGCAGCAGGGCCTTGATGTAGGTCTTTGCCGTCTCGAAGGACACGCCCAGGTCGGCCGCCGCTTCCTTCGTCTGTTCCTCTGCTTCCGCCGTCATGGGAATCTCTTGCGGCGGCAGATAGCCGGGCCGCTTCATGGGTGGCATGGCCATCGGCCCCAAGTAGCCGTCGTTCATCGTCAGCGGTCTGCGAATCGAGCCGAGCATCTTGTTGATCGGGTGTGTTGGGTCTTGTGGTCGCATATCATGCTTCCCCAATGTGGTGCGGAGTTAGTGAGTATTTCGAGCCGTCAACCAGTCCGCACGATTGCCAGTAATCGTCAATGATACATTCCAGTTTCTCTGGCACCACGCCCGATGCGATGCAGAAACTGTATCGCCAATTATCGTCGCTGCCCTGCCAGCACCAATCGAACAGCAGGCGAATGATGCAAGCGTTCTGCCTGCCAAGATTCGGCGTTGCCGACACAGCAATGGGGTAATGCTCGTTGACCCAGTAGTGCGTTTGCCCCAACACGTTCGGCCGATATTCCTCATAGGTCTGCGGTACGTTGGTGTAATTCTCTACCAGCCCGGCGGCAATCAGCCTGATGATCCATTCGCCGTTATCCTGGTCGATCTGGAACCAGTCTTTCGGCGTCATGTCGATGGTGGCGAACGTAAACCCGACGCCGGTAATGCTGGTGCTGGTGTTCCACGCAAAGGTGATTTCGCCGAACAGCACGCTCTCGCCTTGGATGTCGATGTACAGCAGGATGCTATCGGTAGACTGCGTGGCGAGTACGTTTAGGTCTGGGTGCTGGTTGATCTTGCGAACGAGGATATTGATGGTTGCCGCCAGCGTAGCTTGCACGGGCACCGTATCGTCCCCGGTGTCCTGGTCTGAGGCGACGAAGGTAAACGGGACCGGCTCGTCAAATCCATTGGCGATAGAGAACTGTTCACCCGCTTGTACCTGCGTGGTGGCCGCCTGCGAATTGGCCAAGTCCACGATTTGCATTTCCACGTCGTAAACGAGGATGCAGCTTTCATCCATCGGATCGTTGGGAATGGCCCGCACGTTCAATACGTCGCTGTCGCATAGCTCATTGACTTGCGTCACGATGCCGCGAATCTTCTCAGTTTGATTGGCGGCAAGCTGGACGCTGGAGCCGTTGCTTACGCCCGATATAAACGTAATCGTGGCCGTGTGATCGTCGTCAACCTCAATAACAAACTCCGACCCAATCTGCGGTTCAATGACTTGCGTAGTGCTGTGTAATACGTCGTGGTACGTGAGCGTGCAACCATTGAACCAAGGCGCGATAACATACATGCGGCCCGCGTTACAGAACGTATCCCCGGCGGCCGTAACCACCGCTTGCATTACTTGGCCTTCCCACGGCAAATCAAAGTCAATCGCGTCGCACCACGCATCGGAGAAGGCAATTGGCGGCTGGTGCTTGATCGTGGTGAGGCCGATCATGTTGCCTTGCGGCTCTTGTTCCCAAGCGTGAATCTTGAATACCGGCTCTAGCAATCCCTCCTGTTTGCAAACGTCCGTCATAAAGGCCGTGTTGATGGCGTCGTGAATCGCTTCGATCTGGCGGATGTCATCGTCGATGATCGGAACGATAACGATTTCGGAAGCGGAGCCGGCCCCCAGCGTTGCGTCGCAGCCACCGTCCATTCCGTAAATCGTCAGCGGTTGCGTGGTGTCCATCGGGGCCGTCACCCACTCCTCGAATATCCGAGTGGTGAGGCTGGCGACGATGGCAATGTTTCCTTGCGGGCCGATGTGCTGGTTGATTAGCGTGAGGCGGCTACTACGTGTCCCCGCTCTCCTAACGTCGATGTCCAAGTCCCTGTCTGGTTCGGTGCCGTTGGCCATCCCGGTAGCGACGATGAACTGCGACGAATAGCCCAACGGTACATTGTTGTCACCCAGCAGCAGATTCGTCAGGTCGCACGTGGTTTCAGGACCGCCGCCGACGGCCGCCGACATGTAGAAGTTGGGAGTGCCGTTGACCGCCGCAACCAAGTTTGCCGCAGCGGCGTCCACGTCGGCGCCCATATCCACTTCAATGTAGCCTTCGGGAACACCGCCGCCCGTCGAGAACTGGTAGTTTTTGGTGGTGAAGCCATCGTTGATAAACACCCGGTCGCCTTCGCTGACTTGATGCGTGAACCAAAACGATCCCGTCGAGTGTGTGCCGGACGTGGGATCGACGCCGCCGCTCATGCCAGTAGCGTAAATGGTGGCTGGGGTGCCCGATCCCACGCAATCCACGGTGATGTCATGGTTCCCGATGACGCCCGCGATGTTGTGCATCAGGCAGCACGTGCCGTCATTGTTGCCGAGCGAAGCCGTTACGCTGAGCGGGTTTGCGTTCGTGTTGACAGCTAAGATTAGCCGCTTGATCGTATCCTGTAGGTCGAAGCCGACCGCCACGCCCACGCGACTGACGGGCGTACCCGGCAATGACGATGATGGATCAAGCCCGCCGCTCATGCCGGTAATTGTAAAGCTGCCGCCAACGTGTTCGATGTCCACGTTTCCGGCTGCCAGCTTGCGGTCGTTCGTCAAGTGGACCGTGGCGTCGGCAAGGTACGTGTCTGGATCGGTGCCCGTACCGGACGCGATGGTGTCCGTCGAAGTAATATCTAGCAGGCGGCTTGTGTCGTTGATCGCAAAGGCCAGATTCGCCGCTGTTTCCTCTTTGTTTTCGCTACTGATCTCGACGGCCACATTTCCCGGCTGAGCGATGCCGTCGATAACCACAAACTCGAATGTGATCCAGGGATGCTTGGGGTTGCCATCCCACATTCGCAAGATCGTGCCGACGGTAGGCTGGCCGGTGAATTGGATTGTCCCCGTCGCGGCCGTGCCATCGTCGGTGAACTCGAATATCGAATCAAAGTGCGTTGGGATACCATCGTCGATGGTGATCGTGTCGCCCGGCTCGGGCTGTGCAGTGAATGTCAGTTTGCCTACCGCGTGCCGCCCGCTGGCTGAGTTGATTGCCGTTTCAATGGCCGCCGCCGTTTCGCTGTTGCCCCAGCCCAGCGTTACACCGATGTTGCCCGGCGTAATATCATCGCCGCCGTCTTCGCCGTCCACCATACCGTAGACGATGATATTGTCACCCGTTGTGCTGATCGCCTGATTACAAAGGGCAGACTTATGCAGACTGGTCAACACACAGAAGTCATCCGGCGGCACGCTGGCCGTTGCTGAGATGCCGATTCCCGTCAGGCCGTTAAGCTGGAATACAAAGTTGGCCATCGTTTCCACGCGGTCGATGCCAATAACGACGCCGACGTTTCCAGACAACAATGAACCGCTTGGGCCGTCCAGTCCGCCGACCATCCCGAGAACCTCGAAGGGCGGCCCGGCGTCCGGGTCAGGGTCCGTGAAACTCGGCCCACCGAACTGAATCGCGTGATTGCCTACGGTGCTGGCGTGGATGTTGACCAGCAAGAACCAATCGACTTCGCCGTTTGCCGTCCCCGTTCCCGTGCCTGTCCCCGTGCCGGTGCCGGTGCCCACCAGCGAAAAGTCATCCGCCACGATGTCCATATCGGCTGCGCTGTTGATGGCGTTGTAGAGGCTGGTGGCCGTGTCGCGTTGGGTCGCGCCGATAGGTATTTTGATGAACCTGTCCGACGCTACGATACCGATGTCGCCGAATGAGAATGTTTTGCGAGTATGGATGCCATCGTCCAAAACAATGAAGTCACCGGCTCGCGGCTGATCGAATACCTTGACCCAACCGTGGGCCGACGTGCCTGTTGTGAGTTCCAGCGTGAGTTGCTTGCGGCCGTCGTGGAGCGTAATCGTATCGCCGGATGCCGGGTTGTCGATAAACTGGACCGTGCCCCATGATGCCCGGCCTTGGTCAAACTCAAACGTAACGGGGCCGTGGCCGGTCACGCCGTCGGCCAGTCGGAACCAGTCGCCGTCGGCGGGCGGATACTCGACGGTGATCGAACCGCGTGCGGGAGCGCCGTTGCCGACGAATTGGAACGTAGCAACGCACCCGTTGCTGTCGTTCATTTCCCAGCTAACGCCGTCGCGGATTGGTAGAATCCACCGCTGGTAGGTCGGGTTGGAATTTCCCTCCCCGTCGATTTCGTCGTGGAAATCGAAGTAGTAGAGGGAGCGTTGGTAAGTGGGCGTGACTCGCAGTTCCCAGTAGTCGATGTCTGCCGTGCCGCATCCTGTGTCTAGGCATTCATTTTCCAGATAACCCTGCGCGTTCGTGTTCCCCATCGACGCGCCATAGCAGTTTTGGCAGTCGGCGTAGCTCGCTCTCTTTATCAAGTTGACTTGGGCGTAGGAGTTAGTGAAGTCGGCGGAATGGCCGGTGTCGAGGCCGGTTGACCACGTGGGGTCGAACGGCAGCAGTTGATTGATTTGGTCGGATGTCGGCTTGATGGCCCCCGGCACCGACCACGATTTCTGATAGGTCAGCACGCGCCAACGCGGTTCGGCCCCTAGCGGCCCGAGAATATAGGACAGGTCTGCACCGGTAACATAGACCTGAATCAGCGTGTCAATGCACCCAGTGCCGCGTGTCGGATTGTTGACCCATGACCAACGCCAGCCGAAGTAGCTCGGGAACGGGGCAATACAGCTTGTTGGCTTGGCGTAGAACATCGCCGTATTGAGGTAGCGATAATTCACCGTGACTTGATCGTGCTGCGGATCGACTTCCATCGGTGACTGCGCCAGAGTGCAATAGCATTCCTCGGGGCTGGTGATACCGACGAAGTTGACTTGAGCACAACAGATTCCATACGAAGGGATGTCGATGTCGGCCAGATTGTTGTCGCAAAACCGCTCCGGTGGGAAGCAGCAATCCATTCGCGGTTGCCGACGTTTCGACCACGAAATGCCGTAAGTGTAGTCGAGATAGTACCACCCATTAGGAAATGCCGGCTCGCCCGTGCATGGCTTTGTCTCACCTCGGCAGTCGTAGTTGTAGTTCCACGGCATCAACGGGCCGGGGTCGCCGTGCGGGTAGCCTTCCGCAGTGTAGTAGAAGTTCTCCCAGCAGCAGTCGAACGCATCGTACTTGGAGCATTCGCCAGTCCAGCACGGCTGTTCGGACAGCAGATTTGGCGCGGGCGGGTCATACCAACCGGGAATTTCTGGTGCCAGCAAAACTTGCCCGTAGCCGCAACATGACCAACACCACGGATAGGGATTGTCGCCCAGCCATGCGTCCTTGACGCATTGCGGTATCCCATTTGGATAGCTGGAAATTACGTAGACGCCGTGCTGTTGCGAAATGGAACCGCTTTGCAATGACGGCAGTGTTTCGTAGACCTCAAAATATCCAACCACCGGATCATCCGTGGCGATGGTGTAGCGATAGTTGTCGCAGCCAGTGAACCACGTCCGACGAAACTCAGTGGTATAGCCGGGTCCATAGGGGCTGCCGTCAAACGTGTACACGTCTCCATAGGGTGCTGAACTGTGAACCAGATTCCCCTGGTAGACGCCGGTGAACAAGTTGCCTTTCGAGGGCTGGCAGGGTGGGCTTGGACATTGGTAAACATCTTCGTACCCTGACACCACTACCCAAATGCTGAGCGGTATCGAATCACCACCAAAGGCTGAGATGCAACTATCGGGGTCGCTGGGGTCTTCTTCAATCCAGCAGGTTTCAATGTACTCCTGCGATTCGGGGTCGTTGGGGTCGTAGAGAGGATTCAGTTCATACCAACACTCAAACCACTCGTTGTAGTCGGCATACCAAAACAGCGTACCGACCGCCTCGCACGTGCGGATGTTGGTCTGGTAGTAGCAGAGCGAACCCCAGAAGCTGTAAAGCGGAATTGATAGCAGCAATTCAAAGACACTCTTGAACCGCCGCCCGCTCGCGTGCGGTGGCGTGAATGCGTGTCGGAGAAGTCTGCGGAGTAGGTTCAACATTATGACAACAAGCACGGTGCCCCAACAACGAAGAACTTTCTCGCATTCGGCCAGTAGTCAACGATGACCGGCGTAAAAGGCGGAATCGTCTGGCCTGGTGCCAACAGGTGATCGTGGGCCGTTTTGATTGTCAGCCCGGCACTATTGATAAGCAGCGCCACGGCCGCCGATTGGCCGTAAGGCATTCCGCCGCGGCGCATAATGAAGCCTGGAAAACTCAACTGCTGCGACATGCGATGCGTTATCATCACGTACTTAGGGCCACCGACTAGCCCTTCGTAGCCGTTGGTGTCGGAGTAGCCGTCCACGGCCACGGATGAACACTGAACAATGTCACCGGCCCACGCGGGTAGTTGCAGGCTCGGGTCGATAACAATCACCGTCGAGGTTGTATTGACTTGACCTTCTTCGGGGTCGTATAGAAATCCGGCGTCCAGCAGTTCCAGCGGATTAGCCAAGGATGAATAGGTGTCATCATCCATGTCCCGCAGCATCAGGTAATAGTTCGTGCTGACGGAACCGCCCGCGACGGCCAGCCACTTGCCGAACTTGTCGCGGTTCACCTGGAACCAGCCGCTGGTAATGGCGGTTGCCGAGAGGTTGTAAATCGCTCGCATGATGCCGGCGGAAATCAGCGTTGGTACGCCGGTCACTTCGACGATCTTGTAAATGTCGCACTCCGCTTGGCCCGGCGTGGTGCCGCTTAACGCCGGTAGGCCGCCGCTCGGAGCCTGAGCCACGTACACATCCGGCGTCTGGCCCGGTAGACTGAGGCTCGTTGACGCAGCTCTATTTTGTGGACGGGCACGCCACTGGGCGAGGATGCGCCGCAAGTCGCGATGGTCTTCCTCAGTCAGAAATTTGGCCATTACCGACACCCCGCATGGTTGCCGTACCACTGAGCTAGGTTTGACCAATGGGTCGCCAGAAACTTGGTGCCTGTCGGAATGCACTGGGGCGACGTGGAGGCCGGAATCAGGTAATTGAGAATCGCGTGCTTTCTGCTTTCCTCCATTACCGGAAATACCAACTCTTCATTTTCTTCGTCCCAGCCTATTGTGTCGGTGTAAACCGTAGAAATCGGCGGCACGGCCCCGATGACGTACTGACACTCCGGCCCGCAATACTCGATAAGGTCGCCGCACATCGGGCCGCCAAGCACGCCGGGAAACCGCAACTGCTGCGACATCCGGCTGGTGAGCCGGCAGAACTTTCGTTGCCCGGTACTTGGCGCCAGCCCTAGCGGGTCTTCGATACCGGCTTCACCACCCGCCATGCCGCTGACCAGCACGCGGTCTTCGCAACTGGAAACGATTGGCTTGTTGCCCCACGGCCCGTAGACTAGATTGATAAGGTGGACCGTGTTGACGGCACCCAGCTCGGCATAGATGAACAGATTCAGGTCCAAGTCCACGGCATAAATGAAACTGTTCACAATCGTCGCCAGCGGCGTTGGGTCGGCAATGTCCGGCAACGCCACCTTGATATTCCCGTTCGCCAAAAGCTGGCCGTTAGCAACGCCCAACTCGTTATCATCAAACTCGAATATCGTCGAGGGGATGTGCCCGCCATCGTCCAGGATGATTTGCATTCCGTCCAGCGGCAATTCGTAGAAGGTAATGTCGCCGGTCGGCGGGGTGCCAGCGAATCGTGTTTCCTCTTCGGCAATAACGATGTCGCCACGCCAACACGGAGACATCGTTGACACGTCTACGATTATGACAGTAGTGCCTACTGTGACCTCTCCGTCGAACGAGTCCACCCAGCGGCCATCAACCATCGCCACCGGATTCGCTCGACCCATCGGCAGGTACATGGGATTCCCGGCCTGCGCCTCCATATCGTCCAAGACCTTGAAAAACGACACGCTCGCGCTTCCGGTTGCCACCAGCCAGCGGCCAAACTTGTCGCGGTTGATTTGGAACCACGTATCCGGCTGGATGGCATTGGCGGAAATGTTGTACACGTCCCGGTCGGTTCCCGCCTGAATCAGCGTTGCCGCCCCGGTTTCGTCCGGCACGATCTTGTACACGTCGGCCTTGGCCCGGCTCGGCACGCCACCAGCAGCACCGTCCAGCGTTTGGCCGTCTTGCAGCTTGGCGACATAGATGTCCGGCGTAACGGTTTCCTGCTGAGGTGTCTCGGGCTGTTGGGGATTGAACTCGCCCGCCCGGTACGACTTCACCAGCCGTTGCAATTCGTGTTGATCTTTCTCACTGAGGTAGAACATAGCTAGCGCGGCATGAGGCAGAGCGAAGCACGGATATTGCCGTGGAGACTGCGAATTGACAGGCGGCTTGCATTGCGTGGCACGGCCCGCATGGATTCGCCCGGCATGATAAGCCAACTGGCGTCGGAATCGTTTGCATCGAAGGCCACCTGGATAATCCGCTGGGCCAGCTCACTCGCCTCCGCTGGCGTTGGGATTTTGCCCGGCGTGTCGCCTTCTTTGTTGCGAATCAGCAGCAGGCCGGGGTTGTTGACCCAGCCGCAATCCAAGGCCATCCATTTTTCCGTGATAAGCAGTTCGCGGATGTAGGGCTGTTCGTCGCTGTTGAGTTTGCGACTGCAACGGGTGACAAACTCAACCGGCTCCCCTCCCTGCCGCTGATGGTAGACGTGTTCGACGATGGTAACGCGATTTCGAGACGCGGGGCTTTCCGCCGTGATAGTCTTTGCGCCCAGCATGATTTCGCTCCTCTGGTGCTACGTGCTGATGAAAACAATCAAAGGGTGATCGGCACTCCCAACAATAGGAAGTTGCTTTCGTGGAATAATTCTTCGACCCAGATAACCGGCTCTTCATCCTCGAACAGCGGCCGACCGTTGATGTCCAGATAAGTGCGGGCCAAGTTGCCGTCGCGGTCCACGTACCGCTTGAAGTGCAAGGGATTGGCCGGATTCGGATCGGGGCCGACGGTCGGATAAAACAATTCGTCGTACCATATCCACGGAGCGTTAGAACTGGCTTGCTCCCAATGCCCCGCCAGAACCATTTCCCCCTGGTTGACATACTGCCGGTCGAAGCCGATGTAGTTGCCGTCCTTGTCCCGCGTCTCGTTGTCAATCTCAAACTCGAATGTGCGGGTGTAGTAGTACGTGCATTTGCCGTACATCTTGCGTTCCCACGGAGCATTCACCAGCTTGATGAACCGCTTGGGAAGGCCCCAAAGCGTATCGTCGTTGACCGTGTTAATCATGGTCGAGAACGTGGACAGGCCGAGGGTCAACACGTTCTGCTGGATAGACACGGTTGGCAGGCCGACATCGACTTCCGTGCCTTCGGGTACTTCCCAACTGCTGGTGCGAATCATTTCGCCTTGCCGGTTGTGCGTCAGCTTCTTCGAGCGGGTAGTAAACCCGCCGCTGATCTTCGGCGGCTCCAAGCACGGGTCGCCAATCTCTAGGTCTTGGCATCGCTGGTTGAACTTCGCCGCGTTGGTGCTGTACTTGCACTCGACGGTGTAGAACCGCGACGCTTCGCCTTCCTTCGCTTCGTGCGGGCGGATTTTCAACTCGGGCAAGCAAAACGCCCATTCGTCGATTTCACCGGAGCCGTCGGACGTACCGGAAACAGCCCCCGAAAAACCAGCGTTGCCGAAGTCCCACTCGGATCCGACTTCCGGCAGCCCCGGCGTGTGCATGATGTTATACGGGCCGTCCATCGGCTCCGCTTCCACCAGGAACGAGAGCGTATATTCCCGGTGGCCCTCGGCCGTTCTGCCGCCGCCGAATGATCGTGGCCCGCCACGTAGTTTGCATGTCATGTTACGACAACTCCGATGGCTCGATAGTGACGGCCGATCCTGTCCAATAATCCTGAGCGATGCCAAGCAGCTTGGTGAGCGCCACCGTCTGCTGCTTCACTTCGTTCTTCATTTCGTCCTTTTCGCTCGAATCTTCCTGCAGATACTTTGCGCCTTGGATGGGATCGTACTCAAGCTCTGGGTGTGCATTGCGTTCCTGGTTGGCGTGCGTCATTTGCCAATACTGGTCAGCAGACGATGTATGCCCGGAAATCTCAAACGCCGGTTCCGCCGTAGTCGGCATGGACCGTGGAAGGTTTGCATTCGCTACACTTCTCTGGTGCTGCCAGAAGGAAGTGAGAATTGAACCTACATCATCGCCGCGAACGCGGATATTGTTTACGGCGTTTTTGGCCTCTTTCGTTTCTTCCAGTGATTCATTCAGCGCCTGCACGGCCCGGTCGTATGTTTCCGAACTTATGGCATCGAACACCAATAGCGTGCCCAACCGCTCCATTTCGTCGTTGTATTTTTCCAACTCCGTGCGGGTGTCGGCGTAAACGCTCGCCCCCTGGCTCTCTAGGTCGCTCATCAACGATTCGGATTCCCTCTGCGATTCGGCAAGTGCCTCCTGTTCCGCCCTGGCCGCCGCCGTTGCCGCTGCAATGTCCCCTAATGCTCCGGCATCTTTGTGTGGCAGCGGTCTGGTTCGTTTTATGCGGGCCTCTTCGTCTGCCGCCCAATTGTCCAACTCTGCCTGTGCCTTCGCTCGTTGGCGGGCCGCCTCTTCTCCCGTCAGACCAATGAGACTCAATTCATTTTCGCGTGCCTTCAATTCTCTCTGATTGGCAAGCTCCGTCAGACCAACTAATTCAAGGCGGCGGGCTTCTGCTTCTGCTGCCTGCTCGGAAAAATCCGCCTGTCGCCTCAGTTGATCGGCAATAGACGCCTGCTGAGCGGTTGTAACCGCCAAGTCCCCCGCGTCTTTTCTGGCCTGTTCCGCCTTGGCGAGATTTTTCTCTGCATCCTCTAGCTCTTTATATAGCCCGGTTGACCTGGTACCTGTAGGATCTTTGGAACCAAGTTGTTCGCGGCGAAAATCGGTGTCCCACGGATTTCCTCTTGCGATATTCGCCTTGATTGCTTCGACTTTTTGCTGTTGCGCATAGGCCGCATCAGCCGCCTTGTCGAATTCCGCTTGGGCGGCTTTCGCGTATGCGTCGGCATCACTCGCCTCAACTGTGCGGTTTGGCTTTCCGCCTTTTCCCAGACTGGTAACATGGCCGGCAGCGCCTGCCAGTCGCGTCTGCCTTTCGATTTCCTCGTTGACTTTTGCTAGTTCGTCCTTGAGTTGCTCTTGTGCCGCCTTGATCGTGTTTGTGTGATCTTCCCATAGGGCAAAACCAGCGGCGATAGCCGGTAAGGCAACAAACGCCAGCGGCGTGTAGGCGCTGGAAACGACACTTATTAGCGAGCGCTCAAGTCCGTGATAGGCGTGTTCTGCCGCTGACACGTACCGAACCGCTTCCCCCATAGACACAAGCGACTCGCCCATTCCCGCGTTGACCTGCCCAACTGCAACCCCCAGCATTTGTAGGCCGTGCCCGACAGCACGGTGGGCACGCGAAAGATTTTGTCCGCTCGCCGCCAATGCGTTTTCGTGAGCGTTTAGGTCTTCCAATGCGGGCGCAGCCGTGTCACTGCTAATTGCGGCCGCATCGGCCATCGATTCTTTCACGGAATCGAGGGGGTGGTTGTTGTTCAATCGACTTAACTCAGATTCGATGGCGTTTACCGACTGTTGCGCTTGGGTTTTCGCGTCGTTCATCATGGCCAGATACGACTCACCTTCGCCGATAAGCCGCACCACCAGCCGTTCCAGTTCCACTTCATTGGCCATCGTTGGACCTCTTGATTTTCAGAAAGCCAAACCACTTCGACTTAGCGCGTGCCGCTACCTGTGCGGCGTCCCGTTTGGCCTTCGGTTGCGGCGACTCAAACTTCAGTCGCATGTCTTTTACTTCCAACTTGCTGGGGTTTTTCAGATTTCCTCGACGCACTTCGGCGGCAATTTGCATCAGGTAGTTGTCGGTTCTGTCCGGCTGGTTCCACTGCTTATCCAGCCACGCCATCCAAGCTCGATACTGACGGTAGGTGTGTTTCCTCTGGCACTCGTCCAGCGGCATCCGCAAATGTGACGCCAAGCGAAACCAGCCGTCGTATCGAGCTAGGAGTTTTTTTCGGTTTCCTCCGCCTTGTCCAGTTCCGCCAGTTGCCTATCGATGTTGGTACGCATGGCCAGCAGTTCGTCCCGCGAATTGCCGCCATCAAGTCCGCTGATGGACTTAGCCTTGGCGTACAGCGGCTTCAGCACGCGGTACGACATCTTGCGGACATCCTCTTCCGCGACAGGCTCGCCGGTCTGTGTGAACAGGCACCCGGCCACCAGCAACGGCTCCAGGTCCGCAATGCCGTCCATGCTGAGCGGCTTTCCGTCCGGCCCCAACTTCGTGCATCGCATCAACGCATTGCGATAGGCACACGCCGTCGCTCCGTCGGCCTCTCGCAAGACATACTTTTTGTCGCCGATGGAAACGGGCAACTCGACGATGGTCAAGTCGCTGAAGTCCAATTCGTTTTCTTTTGCTGGCACGATTCGCTCCGAGTGTTGAGGTGGTTAAAGATAGCCGACCGAGCTGGGGGCGTCCCGCTGGTTAGCAAGGCGGCCCCCAACATCGGCCAACAATGTGAACGTCACGCAACGGCGGTTCCCGTGCCCACCGGAGCGTGGTACACCGGCGGCTCTTCGTCGCCTGTTATCGGGTCGGCGTTGGTCACAGTGATCGTGACCTTGGCCTCTGGCATCTTGCCCTCTTCCGTCGAATCCGGCTCAAACTTTTGCAGGAAGCCATAGAACACGATGTACGAATCGTCCGGGAATCGCAGCGTGATCGACGTTTCGACGTTGACCAATGCCAAGATGCTGTCGTACACGGCCGGGTCGTAGCCGCAAGACATCTGCGAATCGGTCATTTCCAGCAGTCGGCGAGCCGCCTTCGATCGCCACGTGGCGTTAATCATCGTGGTGGTGTCGATCGGAGAGCCGCCGTCGATCCCCGGCGGCTGGACGGTCTTTTCCCACAGTTCGATGGACGGATCGGCGGCGAACGCCACCAGCGTCTGGTATCCATCCTCCAGCATGGTGCCGGACGGAAACTGTCTGGCAGTTGCGGTTGGTGCTGACATGATTCGATATCTCCTACTTGGTTACTGTGTTTGCCGCAGTGACACCACGGCGTTGATGGTGAACAATCGTCGGCCCGTGTTCGGCTCCTCTCCGATGTCGAACACGTCGCCGATGTGAGCGAAGCAATGCACGCTGTACTGGCTGCTTTCAATGGTCACTGTCGCACGCCGGATGTCCTTGGCCAGCGTCGCGCGGATAGCATCGGCCTTGCGGTATCCGGTCTTGGGGTCGCTGTCCCGCACGGAAATCTGGATACCGTAATGGCCCAGCATTTCGCCGCTCTGCATGTCGCGGCCGTCGCCGGTCCCCGCAGTGTTGTAAACGACAATCAGCTTGTCTGGTTGGTCTGGCGACAGCGTTGCGAAAATCGGCCAGTCGCCACCGACCGACGGAAGAACGCCGAGATTCACGGCAATCAACAGATTCCGCGTAACATCCGCCGGTGAGTGGGTTAGTCCGTTGCTCATTCTTTTCGCGTAAAGGCGCTGCCGCGTAGGTTCCCCGTGTCAACTGGCACGATTGCTTGGCTGGCCCGCTGAATGCGAAGGCCGGCAAGGTAAAGTGCCTGCTGCATGGTACTGCCGTTTGCCACGGCCTCGGTTACGATGGCGGGCAGTTCATTGGTGGCCAATTCGCGGGCCGGTTGCTCCAGGTATTTCCACTGCTTTCCCGGTTTGTGTGCGGCGTTTCGTTCGTGGACGTGCAAGGCGTAAGCCGCCGTGTAGCCGACGATCACGCTCGTGCCCTTGACGGCATTGGGAGAGTCGAAATACCGACTCGCCGCCTGCTGCAAGGCACGCTTCAGTCGTTCTACGCCTTCGACTTTCATGCTGTCTGTTATCCGAATACGTTGGCCATCGCGTGCGGACTGGTAGCCGTGCTTGGTATGCTGTAGTTTTTCCATGTCCCGGTTGTGCCGCGTCGAACTCGATAGGAACAGCCGGTAGGCAGATTTGCAAACGTGACCAGTCCGGCAGCGTCACTTACTTCGCTGCGGGTTGCGGCGTCGTAGCAGGCGCCAGTCCCCGCCACGTTGATGATTTGGAGTTGCACGGTCACGCCGCTTTCGACAACACCTTGCGTGCTGTAGCAGTACAGATAGCCGGTAACGAAGCCAGCCTCGCTGTCGGGAAGGGTGACGGCCGATACCGCGTAGGTATGCGACGTATCGGCAGATACGGCCAGCGTGGTTGGCGTGAAGCTGCAACCCGAAGCAGTGATTGACACGGCCCACGTACCATCATCGACGGAGAAGGTAACAACGCCGGATGCGTTGGTGGCCCCCACGTAGGATTCCGCGCCTTTGGTCAGGCGTACCGTGGCGTTTTCGACAGGATTCGTGCCATCGGTTACGGTGATCGTGACGGTACGCGCCCCAGTGCCGAGCAATGCGGTTCCAATCGCGTTCGCCAGCGTGGTCCGCTCTCCACTGGTCAGCGCCATTGCGTCGCCAGCCCTGGCTGGTGCGTAGTTCGGCTGTGTTGCGGCCAGCGTCACGTCGCCTGTCTGGCCACCGTATCCGTCTGGTGCGACGGTCGGCAGCGTCACGGCCACGGATCGCTGTTGGTAGTCGGTGGGTATTGTCGCCCCGTCCAGTCCAGCCACGTCAGCGGCGATGGTGTCGAGGGTGGTCTTGTCGGCCACCGTTCCCGGCACTCGACTTAGCAGCGTGGAGATGTTCGTTCCGAGCGATGCGACGGCCGACGCTACTTCATCCTCGGTCAGCACGGCCGTCCCCGCGATTCCGTTGGCAGCACCGAAGAACGCCGACGCCGCCACCAATGCCGCATCCCCAGTGTCCCAATGTGCTTCGTCCTCCGGCCCAGCGTTCGGCAACCGAAGGTCGCCAACAATGTCATCAACCGTTTTGCCGTATCGCAGGTCAGTGGTCACAAGATCGTCCGTTCCTGTCGCCGTCCCAATGTTTGACGCGCGGAGCGTGCCGGTCTCGCCGTCGCCACGATCAACGCCGTATCTAACGTCGCCAACAGCCGCTAGCGGATAGGCGTTGGCCTCGTTTGTTGTCCACCCGCCAGCTACAGACGTACTATTGGCCAGCCAGGCAGCAATCAGGTTGGCGCGCGTTTCCGGCGAAACCGTTGTCCCGAGGATATACCCGCTGCCACTTCCTGCCAGGCTATACTCGTTCTCGTCGAACACTAAATGGCCGGTGCTGTCGGCGGTTTCGGCCGAAATTGCAAGGGCGGTCCCGGTGGTGACAAAACGATTTGACGTTACCGAGACGTTTTTGCAGAGCTTGTTGGAGTCGGCATCGTTGGCGTAGACGCGAATCCCCTTTGCCCCCGCTCCGCTCACGTACACGCGGTTTCTGAAATAGCTGGCCTCCGTCACGCCCTTGACGATCAGGCCGGTGGAGGTCGTGGATTCCGCGTAAATGTCGTTGTCATAGACCTGATAGCCTGTGCCCCACTTGCAAACAATCGCCATCCCGCCACTGCCGGCCGCTCCCGTGTGGACCACATTTCTCCTGCACACAACGCCATCGCCATCGAGCATCAATACGTGCATTGACCCAGTGCTGCTTATCGTGATGTCCTCCACGATGACATTCGTGTTGCGAGCGGATTTTGTATCGCCGCTATTGCCAACGGACACGGACATATCCGTCCCGCTCCACGTTCCGCCCGATACCCGCACCACATTTGCCGGTCCCCTGAACCACACACCCTTGCCAACGAATGTACCGTTGCAATCCACCACGCGCACGTTGCTCATGGTGCCAGTCGATCCAGAGCCAAGCATAACGGCATAGTCAATGCTATTAGGAGTCAGGAACGTGCATCGCGTGAACAACAGCGATGTGACAACCGCCGTTGATGCGTGTTGAACCAGTCGCCCGGTGCCATTCGCGTTCGTCAGCGTACAATCGCGCATCTCAAACCCGGTGAGTGCCTGTTCGGCGAAATAGAAGCACGTAGATATGCTGGTTGGCGCAAACGTGCAATTTTCAAATCTCCAGTTCGATCCGGCAGCCGAATAGTGTCGGATTAGCGAGCCGCCGGTCCCCGCGCCAGTGATCGTAAATCCGCTCTGGTAATCGCCCGGGTTGGTGACGGGTTGGATTACCACGGTGCCTGCTGCATTCAGGCGATTGAGATTCAGGTACGCTGCTGGAGTGAGCGTTTTGCCATTCGTAACTTTGATGTAGCATGATACTCCGCTGCCGTCTGCGACTGCCGTGTTGTCGCATGTGGTCATAGCCTTGCCGAGCGATGCCCACGGGGTCGCGGGTGACTGCGCCTGCGCTTCGCTGTTGGAATCGCTTCCGGTGTCTGGATCAACGTAATAGGTTTTCATCCTTTCGCCTCCTCTCGCCGCTCGGCCTGCCGCATTTCTAGCTCATGCCTAGCGGCCAATTCGTCCCACCGTAGCATCGATTCCTCTCGGGCCGCGTTATTCGTGGCTTCCTCTCGCCGCTCGGCCCGCCGCGTGGCCGCCGCCTCAAGTTCCGCTATCGCGGAATCAATGAACAATCGGAATCGGCCCTGGTTCACTTCGCTACACTCTTTCGCATAGGATTTCGATTCGAGCAACTTCGCCCTCGCCTGGTACTCGTATTCGTCCATTCCGCTGCGTGCAAGTGGTGCCATAACATCGACTCCTACTTATCGCCCAGGTTCCTTGGCGGCCAAGCGCGTCAATGTCGCGTTCATCTCATCCTGCTTGCGGCTGACCGACTGCATCCACGAATCCATCTTGTCGAGCTGCCGCTCCAGCGACTTCCGAAATTCGCCTTCACGGGCCTGCTGGACTTCGCACGCTCGCAATGCTTGGTCGGCCGTGGCCTGAGCGTTGCGGGCGTCGTTTATTGCCCAGCCGATGGCCCCGCCGCCAAAGCAAAATATGAACAGTGCGAGAAATCCGAACTTCTGATTCACGCTACCGATACGGTCACCAATAGCCTTGTGCTTTTCCTTGCAGGCGTCAGCATCAAACTCGTTTTCTTCATGTGGTGCCACGTTGCGGCTTCCTTTAGTGATTGCCGAGATACGGCGGGTTACTACTGCCCGAACCGCCAAAGTAGACGGGCTGGTCGGTGATTGTCCTCAACAGAATCGATACCAAGTTGCTTACGGTCATTCCTCCGCCCGCCCCCATCATCATCCCACTTTCACTGCCGCCGCTGAATTTTCCCCAGACGATCATGCCGACGCCCACGGCCGCTAATATGCCGGCCACCTGGATTGTCTTGCTCTTCCACCACACCTTTCCGGCCTTGCCTTCCTTGACGGCCGCCGCGAACCCGTCCGCCCATTGGTCCCGATCGTCCGTGTCCTCTGCTTGGTCTTCGGAGTATTTGCACGGCTGCCGTGTCTGAGCGGCAAGCCAGCCTTCCCAATACGCTGCGGTTTTTCGTTTGGCCATCATGGTTGTTTTGAGAATGCCCGGCCGGCGGTCTGATTCCACCGGCCGGGCCGTCAAGAGGATCGCTCATCGCCTACAGGCCACGCGATGGCAAACCAGCCGCACCCCCTGCGCAGCGTGCAAGAGCGGCGTTCGTTCGCGCTCGCGGAGTCTGGTAGCGATGGCCTTCAGTCCTTTAGCGGGTAGTGTCGCCGCCTTGACGGTTAAGCTGGCCACGGTGCCAACGGACCTCCCGGCCGTGGCGATTATCGGCCGTTCCGGTACGGCCAAAACGGTTACGGAAGTTGTCGTCTCGATAGTCTTGGTCACGCACTTTTCGCCGTCGCACGGACAGCCGGCCATTGCGGGCGATACAAACAGCATCGCCACGGCGGCCAGCGAAAACAGAAGCAACACAAACGGTCTCATCGTTCGTTCCTCCAGGGGTTAAAGAAAACTCTTTAGCGGCGTCGTTGTCGAGGGTGAAAATATCCGTCGTTCGTTTGCGGCATTGGTTCCCAATCGTTTGGTTCGCGGCAATCGACGGCCGACGGTTCGGGCTGTTGGATGTCCCGCGTGATGATGCACGCATACCACACGCCGCGTCGGCTCCTGGCCATGCCGCTGCCGTACTCGCTGTGCTTGCGGCTGGCGACCGACCAATGGCCGGGCGACTGACGCCAGCAATCAAACATTTCCGCCCACAATTCCGCCGGCGGATCCTCGGCCTGTCGCGGCCAGCTTTCCGCACAGATTTCGCGGTAGTCGCCCGGGCCGATGCTGTTGAGCATCTGCTGCCGCCGCTGGTCGAAATTTTGATGGCCCTGCTTGTCGGCTTCCGCCTGATAGTTCGCGTGAGACTGGGCAAAAGAACATAGCGAAGCGTTCACCTTCGACTTCAGCACGTCGGCCGATTGGCCGTCTTTGCTTGCGTAACTGAAACCTTCGGGCACCTGGCCGCCGACTTGCGGCTTCTCCGGCTCGGCTCGTTTCGTGCTGAACGCATAGGCGTGAATTTCCGTCGTACTGACATAAACCGCCTTCGTCCACCGGCTACGGTCGCCGTTCTGGCAGGTGAACACGGCCATTCGCGGGATCGACCCCGGGCCGGTCAACTGATTGGCAAACGCCTGTTCGCGGTCCAAATTGACACATGCGACATGGCCCTTCCGCCGCAACTGCGGCAACCACTCATGGACCTGCTTGCACGGCGTACACCAGTCGGCCGTAACGATCACCAGCAACGGCCGGCCGTCCCGCTTGGCCGCATCGCTGGCCAATGAGTATCGTTCGGTCGGTAAAAAGTCCCTGTCGATCGACTCGGGCTGCGTCATGCTCGACTTTGGCAGACCATCGTCTTTCGGCTGCTTGACCGTCTCGGCCGGCTTCGGCTTCTCCGGTTGCGGTTTCGCTTTTGGCGGTTCTGCCTTTGGCGGTTCGGACAGCTTCTCGACCCGCTGCTTTAATGCGTCGATGGCCGATTGGCTTGCGGCAAACGCCTGATGCAATTTTGCCCCAGACTGTTCAAGTCGAATCATCCGCTGGCCCAATTCCTCGATGCCGTCGATCTTCGCTACGGCTCCGTCGATGCGGCCAACGAGCGAATCAATCTTCGTCGAAAGTTTTCCGACGTCGGCCGATGTCGCTGCCACTCGCTTATCCACGTCGCTGATGGCCAGCGTCATGCACTTATCCAAGTCGGCGACGTGCCTCTGGACGGCCTCCACGGGATCGGGTTTCGCGGCCGGCGTCGGCTGCGGTTCGGGCGCCTGCGACTCTACCTGTGCATTCCAGATTGCGGGGTTCAGCCGCAATTCACTGTCCGGCTGGTTGCATCCGACCAAGAACATCGAAAATATAATTACTACATTTCGCATTACTTCGCTCACCTCCTAAACAACGTTCAGGTTGTAGGTAGTTGCCCGAATCACGTACAGTTCGCTCGGAATCGCCTTGCTACCGAACAGCGTCCAATCATTTCCCGGCCCGTGAGTGTTCGGCGTATGCACTCCAATGCGATTGCCGTCAAGTACCAGTCCATCGAGCCATACGGCGTGTCTTGCCCAGTTGTAGGCCGCATAGCAGCCGTGACCATCGACCAATGCCGTAATCGTTTCCGCCCAAATATCCCGTGCTCCGCCATCGAAGCCCTCCAGGGGCATGTATTGCAGAGCGTCTTGTTCGTATCCAGGCTTCCAGCGGTTTCGGTTGTACTCATGTTGCGGGACGTATTCACTTGATGCAATTCCGTACTTCAGCATCCACGTCAGGGCTTTGTCGAGATAGTAACCTTGAATTCTCCCGCCTGTTACACCGATCAATGATTCGCCCTGAAGTTGTACAAACGGAAGGCCGGCGTTGAATCTCGCCCCCATTACCGCCTGTGCTGCGGATTTTGCCCAACACGTCGGAAAACCGTTTTGATAGTCGGATCGAGACTGTAGCCCAAGCCGCTGACCGATGAAACCTCCCCTCGCCAGCGTATCGCGCACGACGTCAGGCCATCGCGACTCAGGAAGCAACTCGATTCGCTCCGCAAAAACCGGCACACCCTCAAGTCCGCCGATTTCGCTTTCTCGCGGTAGTGCTCCCGGAAAAAAGCCACCGACGGCTTCGGCTGATTCGATCACCTGCTGCCAATTGGAGTCGTCAATGATGGTGCTCACTTTATGGCCTCCACGAGCTTCTCTTCGCTGTTTGGACATGGTTGCGAAGAGTACGAATCTTCGCCCCGACAGGTAATAAGTTGCGGATGCACACGATCAACACACGCTTTCAGAAACGGAACCAAAATATCCGGCGTGGTCTTTCCGCCCGGTCCTCTTACGTCAAAATCGAGCGTTTTGATTTTGTGTTTGGGAGCGATGGTATCAATCACCGCCTTGACGTTGTCTGGTAAGCTGCGTTTTGTCTTCGTCTCGTAGAAGATCACGGCAGCCGTAACTGGTTTTCGGACTTGCGGTATTGGAAGGCCGGCGAACTGCCCATAGCGGCCAGCAAGCCCGACTACCAGCAACGCCACGGCCACAACGGGAATCGCGTATCGGATCGCTTTCATGGCCTACTTCGCCTCCGTGTCGAACCCGAACGTCACCTTGACCGACAGGCCGCCGGTATCATCGAGCCTCGCCGACAGCATTTTGCCCAGCGATTCAGCCGCGTTCACCCGTTCTTTGGCGGCCGGCACCAGAAGTTCGGTCACTTCCTTCGCCGACAGCTCCACGCTCATTGTCGTTTTCATGGTCGAGTGCCTCTTGCTATGTGGCCTTTCCGGTCACAGGATCGAATGTGAGAGATTCGGCGTGTTCGTCGGCGGCCGGCGGAACGGCGGGAATGAGTCCAGGCGACTCTTGTCCGACGGGCTGCGGCGTGTTTACCGACGTGATTACGATCGGCGGCGTGACGCCTGGCAGGGTGACTGCGGTGGCAGGGGCTGGGGTCGCTACTGACGGCGCCTTGCCTTTCACGGCCACCGTCCAGAGATAATTCCACGCCTCGATGGCCTTCGGGTCGGCCTCAATTGGGTCGTATTCGCGGAGTGCGTAGAGGGCCGCCTTGACGGTCCACTGCTGCGTCACGTCAACCACCGTACCGACCGTCTTGCCGGCCTGGTTGTCGGTCGCCGCCGGCCATACCCAGCGAATCAACGCCCAGAGGCCCCAAAGGGCAACGAGCAACAGTCCCGCAACAATCAACCAGTCGAATAGTCCGAAAATCATCGCGTTACCCTTTCGCCTTCACGGGGTCGGCCCCGTAGGTAAACTCATGTTCGATCGTCCCATTTCGCAAATGGATCACTACTTGGCCGATGTGCCGCCGCGACCTCGCCTTGGAACATGCCGTCTTGACGGCCGTGGTCTTTAACTTGCTTCTCCGCACAACGCGGTGAGCGTAGTTCTTTCCAGTGATCTCCAACACTTGCCAGCGGCGGAGCACAGCCGACCATGTTACGTGAAACACTTTTCTGGTCGCCATAGTTCACCCCGCCGCCGCTGGTGTGCTACTACCGCCTTGCACCATTACACCGTGCCGGTTCCTCGCCTCCGTGACGGCCTGGTCGAGGATCGCCGTTACGCTTCGCACGCCCTCGATGCCGGCCAGCGTCCAAGTCGGATCGCTTCTGTCGTTCGATTGCACGATGATCGACCCGATGCCGAATGCTCGATCAAGGCCCGACTGCTTGCATCGCACGTCCTCGACCATCAGCAGCTCTACGCGGTCGATGGTCGCCGTCAACAGCCCCGCTTCGCACACCAGCCGCCGCGTGGTCAACGTGTAACGAATTGTGGCGTGACGATAGATCGCGACGGCAACGCACCAAAGGCCCGGCAACGCGGACAACAGCGATACCGCCAAGATCACTCGCCAATTTCCCGTCGCCATCGACGCAAACGAGCACGCCGCGAAGATGATCGCAGAAATGACCCACGCCCCGGCCATCGCCTTCGTGCTGTACGTGCCCGACCAGAGTTGTTTTTCCGCTTCATCGACCATCAATCATCCTGCCAGAAATCGAACCACAAACCGCAAACCGATCATCGCCAAACCGAAAAAGCCCGCCATCGTGCAAATTGTCGCTCCCAGCCAAAACAGCAGCAGCATTGGCGGCCCGCCGATGCCCGGCCAACCGCTGTAGATCGACACCATCGTGGCACAAACACACCACACGATACTGCCGCAAAGCAGCATCATCATCCAAAGCCACCACAGTTCGACCACCGCGTACATTGTCGATCAGCCTCCGCCAAGCAGGAGTTTGATAAGCCGGAGCGGCCAGAGTACGGCTCCGATGATCGGCCGCTGGGCCTCGTGGTTAATCAGGTAGATCAGCATGATGATGGCCGGAACAACGTAGGCCGCCACGCCGCCGATCGCAAACAGGTACGCATTGCCGCGTCGGATAATCTCACGCATGGATCACCTTCTTTCAACCGAACAAGATGTGACACACAAAACAAAACACGGCACCCGCGATGATGCAACGCAACACGACCGACGGCAACTTAAGGAACGTCAGAACCAGCAGGCCGATTAGGAAAAACTCAAATAACTTCCAGAGGATCAACATGGCCGTCAGTTCGATAAATCGAAAAACCACTGAATGAATTTGTTTATCAGGATCATCGCCACAACCACACCCAACATCGCCAACATGCCGCCGACGAATCCCATAGATCACCGTTTTTTCTCCGACCACAAGCCCCGCTTTTCCTGCTGTGCCTTGAACTGCTCGACGGTCCAGGCGTTCGGTGCCCCTTCGCGGCACGTCGCCAGCCCGGCCCGTACTTGCTCTAAGTTGAGACTGGCACCCGACTGGCCGAACACTTCGCCGATGATCGGACCACGGGCCGCTTCATACACAATCAACGTCCCGCTGCCTCGGCAGTACGGACAGGTTTCTTCGGCGGGCACGAAGTCCTTTAACTCACTGCTTAATCGCTGCCATCGTGACCGAAACTCTGGACAGAACGCTGCTAGCCTTGCGTTGTCGTGCAGCGCCTTGCGGCACTGTTCACATTTTGGCAAATGCCCGTCACAGTATACGGACATCGACGCGTAAATCATGTCCTGCCGCGTCGCGGTGTGCTTGCCAGTCCCTTTACAAAGACTGCAAGCCGCTTCCTTGCCATCATCCAAAACGGAGCCGCCGTTTTCACCTACCGGGGTTTCCGGTTCCTCTGCCGCCGACGGCTCGGCTACGGGGAGGCTCGACTGGCCGCTGGAGTCGCTCCGAAAGATACCGTGCTTTTCGCACGTGACGGTAACGCTACTTCCTGCTACCTGTTCAAGGTGCTTGCGTGCCTCGTCGGCCCATTTGCCAGCGGGCGGTTGGTCGATGCCGGCCAATTGCACAACCGCCGTTCGCCGGCGGCCGGTCTTCACGGTCATGCTGTTGCCGCTCTCGACCGACACGACCTCATATGGCCCGACCGTGACATATCGCGGTGGCCTGGGCGGACGTGGCGGCCGTGGCCCGCGGCATGACCAGTTGCGGGCGATAATCGCCAAGCAAATCAGGCAGACCACCGCGACGGCCGCCAGCACGTAAAGCGATATGAAGCCCTGCTTGCGTGTGTGCCGTGACCTTACCATGCTTTTGATTCCGAAAATATCCACCGTTCAGCTCCACGATCCTGCTTGCAGTGCCGGCAATGCGTTGCTGTAGTTTTTCAGTCCCACGGTACGATAGATGTTGCGACCCTTAATGTCCGGCGTCTCCGTGTAGTCAACCACACGCTTTAGATTCGTCGGTTGCGCCGGCATTTCGTCCATGCGGCCCAACCACATAATGCTGTCGATGGGAATCTCCCGATCGACAACCACCAACGCATCCAAGTCCACAACGCGACCTCTCGCGTCCGCGACGTTGTGCATCAGGCGATTCCAGCGAACAAACAACTCGACCGGCTCCAGTACGGTTGGATTGCCGTAATCGTCCGTTCCGGCGGATTCCCACAATACGGCTGATTGATGTCGAAATTGACGCTCTAAGCTGGCCATTACGCCCGATCCTCATAATCAATCTGTTGACTCGGAACCTTCCCCAACCACGCCGCCCCGGCCTTCGGTCGCATCGGCATGTCGATCCTCGCCAGATACCCCGTCACGTCCATTCGCTTGGCGGTTTGGCCATAGAGTGTGCCGTCATAGCCCATATCCGTCCGACCTTGAAACTGCCCGCTCGCCCCGCCCGTTGATTTGCTCTGCAATAGCTGGTCGGCGTGTGCGTAGAAGTGAGCAGCCAAGTACCGTTCGATCATTTCCAAATCCGCCGCCGTCAATTCACTGCCGGAATCGTTCGCGGCGATCTTATCGACCACTAGCGTTGCCGTGTCGATAAAAGGCGTCAGGCTGGACTCGCCATCGTAGTGGTCCAGCAGGATGCCTTGAACGGCGGTGGTGTCTGTTCGCGGCAACGGCTACGCTCCCTTGCGTTGTGCCGGTTCGGCGGTTTGCCTCGGCCGATCTTCCTTGCTGGCAGGAGTGGGCGCGTTCACTCGCTCGAACTTGCACGCACCCTTAGAGGAGTTGAACTTGAGCAGGTCGAGGCTCGATTCCACCACGTCGCCGCGGCTGTAGGTGCGGCCACCGTGGTTATAGCTGCCTCGCAGAAGTTTGTAGGACGCCATGATTTCGCTCCGCGTACATTGTTGATTGGCCCCATTATTCAGGCCCGGCTCCCCTGCCTAGTGGGGCTGTAGGCAGGGGAGCGATGCACGGGCTTTTCCTACGCCGTGGTGGCGTGACAGATTCCGCAGTTGCCGTTGTAGTCGCTGCGGAGTTGCGGAACTTGGATGGCCATCACCTTGAAGTTCAGTTGCATTCCGCCCTTGCTCTCCCACTGGACCGTGGTGATGTCCATGCCGTTGACGGCGCGGGCCACGTCGCTGGTCATCTGGACGAAGATCAGCGTGAACGTGTCGGAGAGGAAATCGAGTTGGCGAACGTCTTGGATTCCCTCGATGGCCCGCAATCGCTGCCGCAGCGTTTGCGTCGGTGCCGTTGCGCCGGACGTGGACAAGACGTAGTAGTCGTTGTCCAGGTACTGCGCCCAGTCTGGCGAATGGTAGACCATGAACGGTCCGTAGAACTTTTTGTCAGCCATCAACTTGATGATTGCCAAAAAGTCGGTCACGGTCTTGTCCGGGTTGGCGCCGGTGGGCACCGTCACATCGGTTTTGATAACACGATCAGGGTGATTCGTGTATCCAAACACCGTCGGGGCGTTGCTGTAGTCGGACGCCTTGCCGTAAGTGACGCCGGTCTCGACGCCGATCAGCGTCTTTTCGATCATTTCGGCAACACGTCGGCCAGCGGCTTCGGCCATCGTGGTGTCCAGCGGCGTCCCGCTGTTCCGGCTCACCGCCATGCGGCGACTGGAAAACTGGAAGTCGCTATGAGTGATCGGCAGAGGCAGTCCCTCAAGCTGATACTTGGGGCTGTCGGTGCGGCCTTCGGTCAATCCGTCCATGTCCACCACGGCCTCGCCGGGGTCAGACATGGTTTCATGCTCCAGGATCATCTTGGCCATGCCGTTGAACCCGCCAAACGTATTGGCGGCGGCCAAGTCGGACCACGCCTTTAGTCGCTGCCGTGCGGCTCGCAGGACCACCCGGTCAAGCTCGATCCATTCCTGCTTTCGCAGGCTGGTGGCATTGAAGACCGGGCTGAAAATGCCATTTTCCATGAGATTGGAAATCAGGCAGTTTTCGTAAACCGGCGCATACATGCCGGTCTTTTCGTTGAACGCCATGCGTCCGGTGTTGACGGTCGCACACTTGCGACCATTGTCGTCAACGTAAGGCCGAAGCAGGCCGGGATCAAAGCGGCAGTTTCCCAACATTTGAGCAACGTCGCCGTGCCCTTGTCCGTTGAGGATGAAGTCCGTGAACATTGTGTATTCTCCTGTGTGTTTTGCGTAGTGCGGACGTTTGTGTCGCCCGATGGATGGTGTTGCCCGGCTTAGTGGCCGGTGTACATGCAGTGAACGAGCGAACCAGCCGCCACCAAGTCGGCAACGGCCTCCAACGCGATGAACGGTTCGCTTTCCGGCGTGCTGGCCGTGGCAATCAGGATGCCATCGCCATCGTTGACGATCAGCAAGGCGCCGATGGCCAGTGCATCGCCCGTGCCCGTGCCCGCAGCGGCCACAAGCATGTTCAACTCTTCACCAGCAATCGGACAGTAGAGGAAGCAGCGGTCGCCATCGACATAGGCGTCCGTCGCAGTTTTTCCCTGCAAGTTGTCGGGAAGCAAGACGGCGATCAGTCGTTGATTGCCGTCGGCATCGGCGTTGAACACTTCCCACGTGTGCCGCCCGCCAACCGCCGCCGTCGCTGCCTTGATTTGCATGACGGTTCCCGGCTTCGGCGTCCCACTCACAATCCCCTCAAGGTACACGCCCTTCGGGTTTGCGCTCAGAACGATTTCGTTTCCTTTGGCCATTGGATTATCTCCGAACAGAATTTTGTTTGATGGTTTGTGAACGAAAGAAGCGGCCCGTCAATCAGGCCCGCTTTTCATTGCTCCAGTCGATGGTCGGAAGCGGAAGGATGTCTCCGGCGTTCACCGTCGCTTGGTTGCGCGTTTGCGGTGCCGCCATGCCGGTGTAGAGCGGCAGCGGATCGGCCTGCTGATTGGCGACCGGCGCCAACGCCAACAGGTCTCGCAGTTCGTCCAGCGGCTTGTCCTTCAGCCGGTTGACGATCACTTCCTTGCGTTCGGCAGCGACGTTGGCCGTCAGACGTTCGATCAACGCGGAACGCTCCCGCTGTTCGATGGCCTTGGCGTTGGTGATCGCCGAGCGAATGCTGGCCGGAGCCTGCTTCATCCAGTCCTCTTCGGACATCTCGTTGCACGTCGCCTTGCCCTTGCCTGTGTCTTCTTCGTCTTCCTTACCGGCCTTCTTTTTGTCGAGGGCCTCTTGCAGGGCCGCCGGCATGGCGTTGATGGTGACGGTTTCGGGAATGCCAAACCCCTTGCGGGCCGCGTTGACAACGGCGTCACGCTCGGCAATCTTCGCCTTTTGCTCCGTGATCGTCTTGGCGTTGGCCTGCAATTTGGTCAACGCTTCGTCGCCGAGGTTGGTCAGCAATTCGCGGTCGGTTTCCTTCCATCCGCAATCGCCGCAGTTGGCAATCAGGTTATCCACGATCGCCTTTTTCTGGTCAACGGTAAGTGCCATTGTGTGGCCTCCTCGATTCGTATTGTTCGTCGGCTGGCCGCCATCCGGCCCGCCCTGGTTACTTGTTTGGTCACTGGCAATGCCAAGCATGTTGCCGAGCATTTGCCACAAAGAGCGTTTGGTTGCGTCCGTCGCGTTGTCGGAATTTACCAACACGCCGCACCCGTCGCGGATGCTGCACGCCCCAACTTGGTCCGGCAGAATCGCCAAGTGGTCCGGCCGATAGTTGCGAGCGATGAACTGATACGGCTTGCCGTTGTGGACCGCGCCTTCCGGGGCCGCTTCATTATCCGTAAACAGGCCCGTACTCAGTTCGATCGGCTTGCCCGCTTCGAGATTGGCGAGGATTCGCGGCTCGACCTTACGCACAAGGTCGATGTCAATCCAGCCTTCGCTAACGAGCTTGTCTTTGTATTGCGTGTTGAATACAAAGCCGATGCCGAACTTGTTCAACACGGCGGGATTGCGGGCGCTGATTGCCGAGCCGTCGCCCGCCGTGGGATGGTTCACCACGATGGGCATGATGTTCCATGCGTCGGCGTTGCGACTGATTTCCTCGGGCGGATAGTACAACGCACCCTTGGAGCCGTTCAACACGCCCGGCACGATCGTCGTCAGCGGGACAACGAGAAACTCGCGGCCGTGCATCGTGTCGCGGCGAACTTTGCCCGTAGCATTGGAAACAATTCGTTCCATGCCGGACATTGTGCCAACTCAATACGCGAGTTGTAAAGAAGAAACCGGGCAGGACTAACCCTATAGGCGAAGGCAAATAAAACCGTAGAAATTTCTACGGTTTGCGTTACTCGACAGCCGCCGCTAGCAACCGCACGTGCCGATAGCAGAGCTTCCTTTTCGTGCCGCACGCCTGAGAGAACTCACAGATTACGTCTTCGCCGATCAGTCGCAGCACCTTCCTGATTCCCGTCAGGTGCCAGCGGACGGCGCTTTCCCCGCTCAGTTCGTCCGGCAGGCAAGCGTGAAGCTCGCACAGAAGATGGGGGCGGCCATCCGACAAGATTTTCAGAATGGCCCGCTGTGTTGCGGTGAATCGTTCTTCCATGATTGCGTTCGACGTTATTTCGCGTCGAGTATGCTTTCGGGACGATCGTCGTCGATCGTTACTCCTGCCCCACTCCAATTACTCCGGTCCCGCTGTTCGGCCAGTGTTCGCTTGGCCGGTGCCCTCGCCATCAGGCTTTCCTTGATTGATTCCCTGATGTCGCGTGGCTCGCGCGTTTGCCCCTTCTTCGGTTCCCCTACGTTCGCGGGGGTCCATGCGCAGCGGCAGCGCGGGTGCCTTGGCAACATGCCTCGGGCCTCTTCTATGGTCAATACGACGGTTTCCAGCGATGAACATTCCTCGCATACTTTTTCATCACCAGCCGTCAGCCACTCGACCATGACACCCACTTCCTCGACCCCCATTTCTTCCAGGGCGTCAAGCTGGCCCTCGGCGTGGCAACGAATGATTTCCGTGCGGGCGATAACGTCGGCCCGCGTGCGGTCGATGCCGTCAACCACCTTGGCGATGGTCCGGCCGATGTCGCGTGGACTCTGCCCTTGTACCAGCCCGTCGGCCAGCGTGCGGGTGAGCTTCGTTGACATGCTCTCCGTCACGCCCTTCAGTTCCGTGAAGACGCGGCCAGCCAGCAGCTTGACTTTCTCGACAGCCACCGGGCGGGCAAAACTACTCCGCAAAAACTCTTCTTTCGTGCCACGATAGAAGCCCCGCGTGCTGTCATCCTCGGCGTATCCCTTCGCGTAGGGCTTGCGAGCGTCATCGAAGGCCCGACCGGCCCCCTTCGCGTATCCGTCTTGCACGTACCGCACAAACCATTGATCGGACAAATCGGCAATTCGATCCTCGATGATGTCGAGGGCGATTTGCGACCTCAGCCACTTGCGGAATGCCTCGACCTTCTTAAACGACGAATCGGGATCGAACAGGCCCGCGTTATCGGTCACGTTGAACGCCAATCGCGGCCCGATCCCCAACGCATCATCCTCAACGATCAACTTTAGCATCGCACGCTTCAGCCGCGTGAACCGCCGGTTCAATTCGGCGGTGAACTGCCGCCGGATCGTTCCGGTTCGCGTCGGATCGACCCGCAGCGGGTTCGGCTTGCGGGCGTTGCGAACGGTCGAATTGTGGCAAAGACAGCTTGGCATGGTGTCGATTCCTTGCGTCACGGCGTTGTTGGCGGTTGCGGGGTTCCGTCACCATCCACGGCTGGCGGCAGCGGATCTGCGTTGGCGTCGGTCCCGCCGCCCGTCAGTGCATCGTGAATATCGCCGGCGTCTTTGTCTTCCTTCCGCAGCATGTCGAGCGTGGACTCCAAAATCTGCCGTGCCTCGGTATCGGGAATACCCAGTATCCTGGTCAGGAAGTAGAGCGGCGTAATCAGCGACTCGACGCCACCCTGTACGTACTTGACCAGAGCGTCCGTTCTGGATACCGCCACCGTGGCCTGCTCTTGCAGCGTCAGGCGTTCGGTGTCCGACCACACGACGGAATACTGGTCCGGCGCTGGAAGCACCCCGAGCGATATCAGTCGGTCCACCAGCGGGACGATCAGCCGTGACGTGAGATAGCGATTACGCCGCGACTGGAGCCGGTCACTCCACGCCTGAGCGTCTTGCGTGCTGGCCAGTTCGCCCCGTTCGCTACCCAAAAATATTCGCTTGGGGACGCCCCGATTGATGCAAATGGCGTCGAGGTGGACATTGATCTGCGGCGTTGGGTCAACCACCGTAGGGGACAGCGTTTTGGCCGTCATTCCCATCAGCGACAAGTATCGCTGCAAGCCGTTCATGTAGTTTTCCATCGTGTCTTGCAACGCACTCTGGTCGATGGCCACGTCGCCGCCTAACTGCGGGTGCGTTTCCAAGCTGACGCCGGGGAAGGCACCACGCCAGTACATTTCGGCCGACCCACCGTAGAGCTTGCGTAGGTCCATGAGCCGATTGAACACCGGCCGCATCCTCGGCACGCCGAAAATCTCACTGCTGCCAAGGTCGCCAGCCACGTGAATCACTCGGGTCCAGTGAACATTCACAGTGGCGGTTTGCGCTCCGATGCCGCCCTTGTTGCCGTCGGACGGATCGGACAGGGACACCTGATACATCGTCGGCTGGCCGTACCGTGGGCTGTTTTTGTCGGTCTCGTAACTGAGAATCGGTGCCATCGCTTCGTCGAACGGCCGCAAGTACAGTAGCTTGCGAGTTGGCGATTGCTTTTCGCCCAGTTCTGCCGGTTGGTCGAGTGGCTTCCCATCGTCGATCCCCATCAACAAGATGCCGTAGCTGCCGATCCCGCTCAGTTCGTCGAGACGACATAGGTAATCCCACAACGGGTTCTGCTCGCCCTCCGCCTGATACCAACTCTTGCCCCGCAGCGAATTGCACACTGCATCGAATGTCTGCTCGAATGGCGTTTCTGTATCGACATCCTCATCCTCATAGACTTCCGGCAGCACCTTCCACGATTCGTGGGGCATGATGGCGACCACCTGGGCCGCAACCGGGTCGCGGTCGTACCAGTCGCGGTACTGTTGCGGCGTGATGTTGGCCGTGTCAGGGTAGCCGCACTCTTGATCGTAGTCGCGTCGCGGGTCGATCAGCTTTTGCAGCAGTTGCGACCGCGACGAAGAGGCGTTGTCAACAATCTCGCGGAACTGATTCAGTGCGATGGGGTCGGTAAACGCGAAGCCGCCAGTCGTTGCCATGATCTATTCTCCCTTGTGTATGGTTGGTGGCGTTTCGGACAATTCCGTCAACGCCGATTCGCAATCGTGTAATTCCTGCCGAAAAAGTTCTACTTGCTGAGTCAAGGTATCTAGGTCGATGTCAGTCGAAACCGTGTGGGCCATGCCCGCTTCGTCCGATTGCCGAAATGCCTGCTGTAGCGGCAGGCTCTTGGCGTCCTGCCATCGTTGTAGGCCGGTCAATCGCCGTTCGGCATACAGTAGTCGCTGCCGTGCGTTTTCGTGGCGGATCGACCAATATGCGTGCTTCCGTGTGGCCAGTTCGCTTGGCGACTCTGCCGGCGGCCACTCGGGTCCGGCGTAGTCGGTCGCACTGTATTGCCAGCCATCGCTAAACAGCAGCCGCCCGGCGTGCATTACCGGCTCGCCGTGTGCTTGGCAGAATCGCAGAAAATACGCCCGCCAGTCGAGGCGAATCTTGATCGTGCCGTCGTTGGCGTTGTGGATTGCCACTAACACACCCCTGCCGTCGCTTGGTGACGTTTTCGCGTGCGATGGAATTCGGCCATTGCCACGGAATCGGCTTCGTCCGGGCTACAGCCGATCAGTTCCGTCAGAGACTTTTCGTTGCTGTCTGGATTGTTTTTGTACTTCGGCAGCAATCGCATCCTACCCTCGCTGTCGTAGGTCAACGGTATCGGCGATAACTGTTCCCGCAACGACGCCTTGCTGTCCAGGCGCCGACGATTCAGCAGACCAGCAGGCAGTGCGAAACTGCCAACCAGCCTACCGTTTTGATCGACGGTTTTCAATCGCAGTCGCAGCACGCCATACATCTCGGCCCGCCTGTTTTTGTAGACGTACCGAACCTCGGCATCTTCCTTGCGACTGGCGAGTGGCTTGACACCATGACGGATTTCCGGCGTGGCCGACTCGCCGAAGGCCACGGTCGCCACCTTGTAGCCCATCAGTCGCAACCGGTCGGCATGTTGCTTGCCGCCGCCGCCGATGTCGAACAGTATGTTTTCCGGCATGAGGTGGTATTCACGCATCAATGCTAGCGTCCGGCCGACAATTTCCGTGGTGTCGGGCGTTTTCTTCGATTCCAGGTGCAATAGGCCGCGTTCGTCCACAATGGCCCATGCCGTGTTGTCGCCGCCTTGTGCCGAATCGACCGCCATCGACGCGCCCCGCGTCCTGGTCGGCAGCGTGGCCGCATAGGCTTCGGCCGCGTCTAGCCACGCCGGCGGGAACATGAGCAATTCCGCACCCTCATAGAATCTCGCGTCGAGACATACGCACTGCTGGATTTCGTCCCACTGACTGCGGTTTTTCAGGTAGTCGGGGTACGACTTCACGCCCGGAACGACAATCTCGTTGGTTACTGGCACGCCCGCCTTGACCTGATTCATGGCCAGCCGCACGTTCGGCGAATCCTCGGCACGAATACGAATCACGCGGCGGTAGCATCGCGTCCCATCCTCGGAAAACTTGTCGCCGCCCTTCACGCCGCGATGGAAGAAGTTGCGGCACGGCCACGTATTGCCGATAATCAAGGCCCGGTTGAACCAGGTCGAGGCCATCGTATAGTAGGAATCGGACACGCTGCTGGATTCGTCGCACACAAACAGCGTGCGGGGAACGCCGTCGCCCGTGTTGGCAATATGGTGCCCCTGCATGGCCGCAATGCTGTCGCGGCTCGCCACCAGGCCCGTGACGTAGCTGAGCGGACACTGCTGTCCCGCCCGTATCTTGCGAAGATCGTGATGGTTGACCACCAGCGGCCCGCCCGATTTGGCGTCGAGCGGGTACTTCGCCTTCTGAATGAAGTGGCCGATTTCGCCCCACAACACGCGAAGATGGTCATCTTTTGCACTGGTGGTTACGATTCGGCACGGGTGGCGAGTGAGAAAGAAGCAAAGCACGATGAACGCGGCCACGAAATCCTTGCCGAGCATGTTACCGGCCGGCACTACGGTTTCATCGTCGTTCCACACAGATTCGATGATTTGCCGCTGCTCACGGTAGAACGTGACATCCGGCCAAAGCCACTGCTTGAACGCCAGCGGGTTGACGATTCTCTTCGTCATAGTGCCTTTTCATCCCGCTCCATGAGCAGTGGGGCCATTACCCGCTGTTCAACCACGTCCACGTCAATCGGCTGTTCGCAGAGCTTATCCCACGGCGATACTTCCACCCGGACGCTGCTCTTGTCGGGTGCGAACAGACCCTTGTGCTTCATGGCCATGTCAATGGCGGCTGCCTTCGGACTGAGCTTTAACTGCGTCGTAATCGTTCGCTCGCCAGTCTCGGGATCAACCGTTACCGTCTGCTTAAAGCCGTCAACGGCCGCCCGGGCACGGTCGGGGAGCTTATTGATTGGCAGCAATTCGCCCGTATCGTCCACAAACTCCAGCACGTCGCGGGTGGCAACGTAGTAGAGCTGCTTCAGCACCTCCCGGCGTGACAGTCTAAGTACCCGCACATCGCCCCGCTGGAGGATTTCCATATACTCACGGAGTAGCGGAATCTTGAGCAAATTGGTCGCGTGCGTGCTGGCGCTACGCGCACTGTAGCCGGCCCGAATGGCGGCTTGCATACCGTTGAAATCAATCAGGTACTCAGCCGCGAATCGCTTCTGGCGTTCGTTGAGCCGGTTCTCGGCACGCATCAGCTTTTTGGTTCTCTTTTTGGCCATAACCGCTTATGGGCTTGCGACAATCAAGCCACATTATAGCAAATGGGGTACGTTGATTTCCTAGTTGTCGTTGTGCTTTCCGCTCCCAACATGGCAGAGCATATCGAACAGACATCCGCACTGTCTTTTCCACCGCCGCCTCTCGGCCCGGTCAATCAACCAGACCGGCAGCCAGAATGTCGTGGCTGTGAGTAAGCCGATGATGAAGCCAAGCGTAAACCATTGGTCAGGTGTCATTGGCCTGTTTCTCCAGTCGCTAGTCTCTCCGTTTCGGCGTCGTAGGCTGCATCCTCGTCATAGTCAGTGCTACATGGTCCCTCTCCCGCTGGAAATCCCGGTGGGTGCCACGTTGCCGGGCGTTTACCTCGAAGCTGCCGAATCACCGTCTCACGCCTGTCGAGTTCGGCAAGCACAACTTTCTCTGCGCAGCAGACATCGCATTGGCAAAAAACGCTCTTACATTCATTCAGCAAAATCTCTTTCGCTTCGTCAATCGTCATTGGATTTTTCCTCTTCTTTAGCCCACGCCAATATCCGCAACTGCCAGTCGCCGAATACTTCCAGCCATTCGAGTGCCGTCAGTTCGCCGACCTTCTTTGTTGCCCGGTCCATTGCCTCGGTGATTTCCATCCTGGCGAACAGTATCCTCTTGCGGCTCTCCATTTCGGCGTTGGTGATTGTGCGTTTGCTCATTGTCTAATCCTCCGCTCTCACGTACCGCACGGTGCCGATGCAGCCGATGCCCCTGAAACTCTCGGCTGAATCCCTAGTCATGTACATAGGCGCAAACCCGTTGTCGTAGAAGTTCACCCAGCCCTCTTTCGGCCAGACCGGCTTCTGCTCGGGCTTTGTCGGCCCCGCAATCTTGGCCTCCAGTTCGCGGACTTCCGCTTCCAGTTTTCCGATGCGGCAGTCGCAGGTACGATTCATCATGGCTCTTTTTCCTTTCTTTGGGTTGTAATGAACACTCACTCCGGCCAACTCACCACAACATTGCTGCCGACATGCTCGTCGGCGGAGCCGCGTGCGATGCGTATCACCAGGTAGTCGTAGCCATCGTCTAGGTTGTTTTTGCTGCCCGGCGGCAGTCCAAACGATGCGCCGACAAGTTTTCCAGTCTTAGCCCGCTGATCAAGCGATGCGAGTTTCGCCTCCAGTTCGCGGGCGCGGCACCAGGGGCAGCTATTGTTATTCGGACGGCAATCAAGCCAACGCCCGCCGCACTTTTCACAAACCAGGTTCATGGTTTCTTCCTTTCTTCAATCTCGGCAATGATCGACGCCACGGACGGACGGTACTTTCCGTGCGTCCACGACAGCGGTTCATTGGCCTTTAGATAATCATTGACCGCTTTTTCTGCCGCCTCATAGTCGCCTGGAAGCTCGGCATCACCAGAGATGTAGTTACTCAAATGCTCGGACAAATCAAAGAACCCGGGGTGGTGCGGCTCGGCAAACAGCAGCCGCAAGTCCTCGATCTGCTCGGCAGTTGGCGTGTCTGTCTCCATGTGGTCAAGTAGATCGTCTAGACTCCAAAACCACTTGTCGTCATTGTCGCAACACAGGGGAGCCTTGCCGTCCCACTCCCGTTCCTCGCGGGCGTAGTAGCGTTCGGTGTCGGCTTTTGCGCGACAGGCGTCACACTTCACGTAATGCTTGTCGACGCGGCCTCCACACTCACACGGTCGTGTCGTACAGCAGCAGTAGCTCGCCATGTGCTTGGCACTGTCATCATACCCGTACCATCGCTTGCACGTCTTGCAAATCCATCCCGTGACGGTTGCTTGCTCGGCGTTGTCCTCGTACCGAATCACTGTATCAGGCGTTTTCATGGTTTCTTCCTTTCTTTTCGCTTACCGTAACGTCAGCATCGCCGGGTTTAGTACACTGCCTCTCTCGTTGGCCTTTTCGCCTTCGGTCCCAATCTGCACATCAAGATTGTGCCAACGTCGCAACTCCTCGCCATGTTGCCAGCAATCCGCTAGCACCCGCACAGCAAAGCCGTACATGGCCCCAGTGATGCCCTCGTCGTCGGCAATGCGTGAGGCTTCCTCGGCACATTCGGCGATTGCGGACCCTACCGCAATTCGCGTCTGCATGATACGCGCCCACTTCTCTGCGTAATCGACGACCGCCTTGCCGTAGCCGTCCTGGTTGGCCAGTTCCCGTGATTTCCATTTCAGTTCATTGCGTAGCATGATCGGCGGCGCATCCGCCAAGATCGCCGCCAACGTCGCACGCTTCTCGGCTTCCTTCCTCGCCCACTCCGCACGCTGGGCAATCACCTCCGGGCGGGCGTTGTATTCTTCGCTGCGCCGCCTTGATTCTGTGTCGTAGTGGAGCGTGATGTCCTCGGCAGCGCAGCCTGGTACTGCTGTCAGTTCGATTTCATTGAATGAACACGTGACCTGTTCGCCGGTGTCGTTGGCTAGCTGCACCATACGTCTGGCGGTTTCGCTGACATGTTCGCCGCAATGTGCTTCAAGTGTTCGCATTTTGGCTCCTTTCTTCTTCGACTTCATCCACCACGATTCGCACCTTGACGGACCGCTCGTTCTCTGTAGCGTTAATTCCCGCGTCCTCGGCGGTTGGATACAGCACTGGAGAATCCACAAACGTAGTGAACGAATCAACGTGACCACGCTCATCCACCAGAATCCAGTAGTGGTTGGCAAGTTTTGGTTTGGTCATTGACTTCCCTCCGTTTCCTTTACCGCATCAACGATCTTCTCGGCCGTTTCGCGGATATGTCGCAGCCACGACAACTCGCGATTATGCTCTCCGTTCAGCACTGCGCGGACGGCGTTGCCGATGTTCTCGGCACCTTTCCATCCGTCGATTTTAATACCGCTCGCCTTCTGAAATGCAATAATATCGCGTTCCTTTTCGGCCAGTTGCTCACGAATACGACTGCTGGTTCTTTCCGAGGACTCAAATCCCAACTTGTAGCCGTCATCATGTGCTTTTTTTAGCAACTCTGCGTCGGCACCCTGTTCGGCCACTCGCCGCATGATGGCGGCCAAGAAGCCACGATCAATTGGTTTTGGATTCAGCCGCTCGGGTTTTACTTTTATTTTTAGGCCAGAGCCGTTCGGAACCAGTAGCCCCCAACCCTCGGGCAGTTCACCGTCACGAATGATTGACCTATCGCCAACTACCATGTACCAATGATCGCAGTATCGCAAAACGGACTCCGCTTTCTCTGGGTCTTTCAGTTCCTTCAGCCAATCTGTGCGGCTGACCTTAATCTCGACTCCCGCGAGAGTAAGGCCACGACTCGGCCACAGGGACATTACTAATGCGTCAGCGTGGCGACTACAATTCATGCCCGTCCCATTTCCAACTTCCCAGAGCAGGGCATAGGCGCGAGAATCGAAGTGAAACCTCAATGCGTTTTTGACTTCGTGAGTATTCATGGCTTTCCCTCCGCTTCGACAACCGCCGCCACGGCAAGGCACACCGCGTGCGCGATGGTGTCGCCGTAGATATACTCACGTTCCTCACCGAGTACAACATACACTCGCCATTGGTTTGTAGATGGCTGCGGCTCTAGGCAATACAGCGTTTTGTCCCGCAGCCACGTCATAATCTGGCAGAACTGCTCGAAGCTTGGCGTCGTGCTGACTCGCGGCGAAACCAAATCGCCGCTAGGTAATAGCATGACGGCGTGCGGTATATGCACGGCCTTGCAAACGATTTCGTCAAGCTCGGGACCGGGTTGTAGGGGTTTGGTCATGGCTTCTTATCCTTCCTTTTCAGTGCCGCCCTGAGTGACGACCAGCGAATACGTGCTATTGTGTGCTGCCCAGACTCATAGACGACCACCATGATGCCTTCCGGTTCTTCGTACCACCACCCATCCCGGTTCTTAAAACGGTGCGGCTTCAATTGCAGATGTTTGTTGCTCATGGCGTTGGCTCCTGTTCTATCTCTGCTACTATCTTTGACGAACGTAGATACCCATTCAGGTCCAGCCACATCTTCCTGCTCGCGTCGGCCAGCCACGCCAAGTAATCCAGCGGCACGCAATTAACTGGTTCACCTGCGAACTTTCCGAACGGCATCTTATCCTCGCCAAACCGCGTTGCTTCGATGTCAGTCATGGGCTGCGGCGCAAACGGTAGAGCCTGTTTGACTTCAATCCACGATTCAATGGCCGCCCTAACGCGATTGGCAATAATCCGCTGCTCAATCTCGTTTCGCTCGGCCATACCTTCACGGATCAGGTCCGCCAGTACGTTGCCTACGTCGTTGGCGTTTTCACTCATGGCTTCGGCTCCTTAGACAGCCTATGTTCAACGATACCAATAGATGAGCGTGGTCCATTGTAATGCTCGTTGGCATAGGTTTGCTGTTGAATCTGAAAATCAATAGGCAGTCCAGTTATTCCCCGCCCCAGCGTCGAAAACGCCATAACGAACGCACACCACTTGTCGCATAGATGCTCATTGCGAGGGTCGCAGCCGGGAAACATCGCAGCATATTCGGCATCGGACAAGATGATGCGAATGTCAACGTCCCGCCACGCTCGCTCTTTATCTCCGGGCAGCGACGATCCTACTTGGTATGCGAACGTACCAAAGGCATCAAACAAAATCTCGCCGAAGTAGTTAAGTTTCAACGCCTCCGGCATTCCGACTCCAGCCCGTCCCATTATGGTTCTCCAAATTCATTCCAACACTACTCGCAGATGCCTACTCGAACAGCACCTTATGAATAGCATTCCAATCAATTTCTGACTCAGCAATCAAACGCTCGAACGCCGCTTCATCGTATGCGAGTGCCTTGCCCTCGATTCGCCGCAACCAGTTTTCCATTATCATGCCCGTCATACGAATCATCGCCGTTGCACATCGGGCGTTCATAACGGCAGATTTTTGTTCGGCTGTCATGTCATTTTCCTTTCGGTTACTTCTTTAATTCAGTAATCTGAGTCACTCCCCGCACCCTCCAACAGTAACCACACTTACGACAGGACGCCAAAACGTGAACTGGCTTACCCGCACTGGTATATCCTTCTTCCGCCGGGAATCCACGCTCGTCCGCATCAAACGATAGACCGTGGCCGGACCACACCTCTAGGTATTCGTTGGGCAAGTTGCCGCACTTCGGACATCGCGGGATTGTTTTCATTTCCTTTTTGGCTTCCAGCCCATCATGGCTATTGCAATCGAATCACGCCCATTGGCTTTTCGCCGATGCTTACGAGATATCCATTCAATCGCCAGTTTTTCTCAGCACGCATAGCATAGCCCGCATCCCAACCCGCCAGCCAGTGTGTTGTTTCATCGGTGGTGTCGTGGCAGGAAGCGAGTATGCCTGAGATGAATCCTGCGGAAAACTGGTTGGCAATAACGTATTTGTTCTCATCGCGTGGCTTCATCATAACTCCCTAACGTCTGAGCAGTCACATTCCATTTCCGCGACCTCAAACTCGGCACCACACTCGGGACAAAGATCGTCGGCCAGCACAAGGGAATTGATCGATGGATCATCCTCGATTACACGCGAACCAAAACCATGTCCATTGGTACACTTGCATAAAGCGATCATTGTTCTTTCTCCTTCGGTTTCCAATCCGCTGGCGGCACGCGGTCGGGTTTTGCAGGGTCGGCAAGAACCATCAAGTCATAGGCTGAGTAGATGCTGGTACTCGTCCACGAAGTATAGCCACTCGTATAAAACTTCCCAATGCCCGCGTAATGCCTGCGAGTCCATTCGATACCCTGTCGCACCCACACCTTCGCATCAATCGGCGTCGATTCATCCGGCTCACGCCAATCATACGGTCGCTCGATCAGCGATTCTCGCCAGTGGTCGGCGGGAGGGAGGTCGATGATGTCGAAAAGATAGAACGACAACCAACCATCCCAACTACACCCACCCGCTGTTGGTCTTTGGCGGCGACGATGAAATCCAACCGGGTCACCGCAAGCGTTAATAGCGGCAAAATCTCCACAGTACGCCGCCCAAAACTCGGGGCTGTTCCATCGTATGCTCATGGATTGGTTCCTTTAGTGCCAGATTTCAGTAATTACAAGGTCCGGTCGCGTTTTCTTGAGCCGGATATGTTGCAATCGGCCTTCGATGGCTGGCAGAAGTCCCGCCAACCATTGCTTTTCACCCTCGGTGTCTGCCGTTAGCGTCAACTTATAGACCTGTTCGCACAGGCTGACCGACTTCGGCGCTCTGCCTACTGATGCGTCAATTCTCATCACTTCTCTCCTTTCGCTGCCTCGGCAGCCTCGCGGGTGCTGTAGGTTCGTTCGCCGGAACTGTAGACAATATCTGGAATCGAGCTATCTGTGCGAAAGTACACCGCCCCATAGTCCAGTGATTGCACATAGCCTGTTGGGTCAACGTAGTAGTATTTGTTGCCTCGAATGATCGGCACACCATCCGCCGTCTTTGGCAGCCGCTCCACGATCTCGCGGAGGCGTCGAATCTCGGCCACCGCCAGCCGCATTGCCGCTGGCATTTCGTACAGCGAGTTCGCTTCGACCTCAAATGCGGTTCCTCCCAAGTCAATGATGCGACTCAGCCGTTCCTCCCACAACTCCTGCATTTCGTCGGTCCATTGGTCGCTCATGTCGATGCTCCCTTCGGTGATTCAGCCGCAACTCTACGGGTGTCTTGGCTGCCACATTTGTCGCACAAACAGTACGGCCGTATCGAGTCGGCATAGTAGCCGTGGTGGCCGCAGTCGTGACATCGCCGCATGTGGAGCTTACGTCCCACGATCTCGCGGAGGCGTTTCAGTTCGACCAGCACATGCCTGATCGCCACAACATCATTCGGCGACAAGTCCCACGTTTGCTGCCGGGGGTCGATCATCGCTTCCAGTCGTTCAATATGTTCGCTCATGGCTTCTCCTTCGCAATCTGAATGGAATACCACGGGTGCCACTCCGAACCGAGCCACGTCCTAACCAGCACGCTAGGCGTCGGTTCCCAAAACGGCCACCCGTCGTACATGCCAACTGCCAATACGTCGTGTCCCTCGCCGTACAGCGACACCATGACTTGCTTGCCAGCGTCCAGCAGTTCAACCACTTGGCGTAAGGTTGCCACGGCGTTGCGGGCGATTTCCGGGTTTACGCCGCCGCGACCGTTCGCCCAATCGTGCTTGGTGAAGTCATAGGACCAATCGACAGGCCCAAGCAACTCACCCACTCGCTCTGTCTTTGTGATAGTTTTCATGGCTTCTCCTTCCCGTGTTCGAGTGATTCTTTCAGCGTAGTAATGAGTGACTCAAAGGACACGGATTCGATACTGTTCGGCCAGTTCCGCCAGTAATCGACCACCGACCGCGCCGCAATCTCGATTCGCTGGAGACGCTCCAGTTCCCGCTCCGCTTCCTCGAATAGACAATACCGCCCGTTTATGGTTTCGGACATGAACTGGCCATCGGTCGTGTCGGTGAATCGTCGCATTAGATGGTTTCCTTTAACCGCTTTTCCCATCGCATTCTCGGTGAGACAGATTGGTTTGTTCTGCCCATTCGGCACTTTGCCCCTCCACATCCAGCAGCCCAGCCGCGACTGCGACTAATATAGTTTTCCGCTTGTTTCCAACCTGACGCCCTGTAGATCGCGCCAGTGTGAACATCGCAATCCTGGTAGGAAATCAGCATTTCCACTTCTGGAAAACGCTTGCGAATGTCGCGTACCATCCATCCAATCATTCGTGATGCTGTGTTTTTTGGTGCGTTGCTTGCAATCGCCATTCTTCGCAATTCAAGCCACGTTCGTTGCGGCAGCAGTCGCGCGACAGGGTTAGACCACGCTGCCGTCGCATAATACCGACCATCGTATTCTGCCGTGTAACACACTCGGAATTGCGATGCACCAATTTTTGGTAGTCTGGAATGCCACAGCAGATTGAGTTGAGCAAACGTCATCCTATTGGTCGTGTCGAATAGCAACGAAAGCGCCGAGGTCGGAATCGAACCGCCTCCTTCCGCCTGGAAAAGCGGACGTGCAACCAGTACACTATCGGCGCGACTATACTCCATGCTAATCCACTTTCTTAGTCCACGTCCCCAGTCCCATCACACGATAAGCAGTCGGTTTCCCCGCTTCCCTTGCACACCAGGCACGTACCATCCATCTGGCCGCAGCAGGGACATACATATTCGCCCGTGCCATCGCAATCAGCACATTCCTCTTTTCCGGTCCCGTCGCATTGTCGGCACTTCATGGGGTTCTCGCTTTCTCGGTGTCGCTACCATCTGGCGGCAGCAAGTCGCCAACGGCCACGACTTCGGAGCCAAGATATTCATTGCCATCAAACACCAGCAGCAGCGCAGGCGTGTTGACATACGCCTCACATTCGGCCATCGTGCCGATGCGGGCCAGCTTGGAAAACATGCCACTGCTGCCACGGTACATCGAAACGGCCACCGCCTCTGATTGCAGGATGCGGTCGTATTGCTCACGGTCTACGTTCAGCGGAAGTGTTTGTCGTTCGTCGGTCATGGACTTTCCTTTACGCTAAATGCCTTGCCGCTTCCCATGCGGTTTTCAATCGTACCCAGCCCCAATAGTCCCGGTTGCACTTGTGGACGTTGCCGCTCCAAATGATCCAGGTGTAGCGGATGCGGCGTAGTAGTTTCATTGCTTCCCTTTCTCGGCTTCTAGGATTTGCTCTCCGATCCATTGGACGACTTGCGGGACAACGGCGTTGCCGACTGCGCGGTATCTGTCCAGTTCACCGGGAAGCCCATCAACCATTCGACAAACTGCGGCGTCGGGACACCACCGTACTCGATCTGGCAATGCAGGACTATGTTGGCACTGGCCGGGCCAGCACCGTGTCCTAGCCGCCTGTTTCTCGCTTGTTGTTTTAGGTGGGCGTGTACCGAAAACCCCATCCGCATGGCATCGCTCGCTTGCGGTGCTGGCCACAACGAAAAGTCGATCTCTTGTGATTGGCGAACCAATCGCTTGTGCCGATATAGTCTGCCATTCCGCATCGTACCCGAGCGTGGAAAGGTCGCCGAGAACGGTATCGAGTCCACGAAAAGTGAGGGCTGGCACGTTTTCAATGATGACCCATCTTGGACGAAGTACGCGAAGCACTCTCGCGTATTCGCTCCACAATCCGCTACGCTCGTCGGCAAGTCCGGTTGCACGGAAGTTTGCCGCACTAATTCCTTGACATGGAAATCCCCCGCAGATAACGTCACACTTCCATCGCTTGATTGGCTCTGGCGGGAAGGTTCGCACGTCGTCCCATCGGGGCACGTCGGGCCAGTGTTTTGCGAGAACTCGTTTTGCATACGGATCGATTTCGCACTGCCAGACAGTCTGAAAGCCTCCGGTCCATTCGAGTCCAAGTTCAATCCCTCCTATCCCAGCGAACAGACTGCCAACCGTTAGCATCGCTTCCCTTTCTCGGCTTTCCTCGCCAGCCGCTCGGCACGGCAGCAGTAGCAAATCCCTTCGTCCTCGCCGTTGATGTCCAACTCGCAGCCGTGCCCCGGCACGCAGTCATGGCCGCACTCCTGGTTGCCGCGACAGTGGCACACCGCGCATCGCGGCTCGGTCTGCCAGATGCGGTGGGCCTGGATTAGTTTGCGTGATGGTCGCTTCATGGGGTTGCCTCCGTCAACTCGGATCGGCGAACGCTGGTTCATAGTTTTCTGGCCGCACTGGCTCGCGGCCCGCAATCCACTCAGCCAGACGCTGTTGGTTGTCACGGTCGCTGGCGCAGCCGACCAGCGGCATGGCCATTTTCGCGTCGAACCGTGGCGACAGCGGAAAACACCTTGCCCACACATCGCCCGCTCGACACTTGCAGGGAAACACCGCCGCATACAGCGGTTTCGCCGTGATCCCGTTCGCGGCGACCTCGGCGACACTGGCCGGATGCCAACACCGCACCCAGCCATCATCGAAGCACGTCAGGCACACAAACATCTGGTTGCCATCGGCGTCGTAACGCGGCGTCTCCGAGTCACGCTGCCGCCTCGCCACGCCGCACGCTCTGCGGATCGCCGCCGGGTGTCGATCAAACCCTTTCGGCTCCTCGATCTCGCCCGCGTGCATCTGGTGGCTCGCCGCCTTGGCCGCCGCAAGATCGACGTTGCGAAGCACGCCGTACCAAGATTTCATCACGTTGCGAGTCGCCGGCCCGTCGTGCGACGCTTCGAGCTTGGCCATCCAGGCCGGGATGCCAGTGAAACACGCGCAATGCTCGGGATACCACTCTAGGCGAAACTCGTCCCACGTCATCGTCGGCCCTCCGCTCGCTTCGCTTCCTCGGCGTGCATCTCATCGTCGAGGGAATCGAGGGCACGTTTGACCACGCCGTCGCCAGCAGCATCGGCGAATCCATTCGGCTCAAAGATTCCCTGCCAACCGTTCCCGATGCTATGCCGGATCGCCGCCACGGCACGAGCCGGTCCCCACTTCGCCAACTCCCGAAGTTTGTTCGCCGTCGCCGTTGGCTTCAGTGGTTTGCGAATCTCCGCTCGATGCTGAAGCCAGTCCGACCAGGCCGACAAAAACTCCGTCGTTTGCAACTCAGGGGGTAAGGGGGTTTCTTGTACGTTAGTACAAGAACCTCTTCTCTTCTCTTCTCTCCTCTTCTCTACGTCACCCGTTACGTCACCCGTTACGTCACCCGTTACGTCACCCGTTACGTCACCCGTTACGTCACTATTCTTGCGTTTTTTCGCCCTGTAGCGAGCTTGTCTTGCAGCCGCCGAAGAGTGCCGTTTTTCTGGAGAGTCCTTGTCAGCAAAGAACTTAGGGAAAGTCCCCGATCCATCCTCGTTCCCGACGAACCACCCAACTTCGGACATTGCTACCCCAAATCCAGGTAGGCAACAAATCGCTTCGATGATGTTCACGTCGCACTTATCGACGACCAAATCGTCACCAACTCGCCTCCCTTGCTCGCGTGCAATCCCCCAAGTCTCCAACAGTGCCGTAACGCAGAGTGACGCCGTTACGTCACGCGTTACGTGTTCGTGCGCCGATTTGTCACACGTCCTTTTGGACGGATTGGTGAGCCAATCCATGAACCGTCGGTCGGTCGCCAGAACGTCGCTCATCCAGACTACGCGGGGGTCGCGGCGAAGCCAAACTCGCATCTTGATCCAGTCGCCAGCCATCAGCCTGCCCTCCCGCCAAATCGGTTTCTATCATCCCGAATCCGCTTCGCTACGGCCCTCGCGTTGGCAACGGCGCTTTTGTAGCTGTCGCCGCTGCCGTGGCAAGAATCGCCGTCGAGCATCGTGGCAGCGGAGTCGAGCGACTGCGTAACGGCAATCGTCATTCCGTCGCGGATGGAAACAACGGCATACCACACTTGAGCCATTATGCAGCCCTCCAAACCTTGACCGTCTTGCCGGCCCTCGTCTTCGTCGTCCCGCCCGTCCAGACGATGGCGCCAAGGCGATGCAGTTGCGTGCAGGCGTGCTCGATGGTCGATTCAGGGTAGCGACACTTGAGCAGCCACACGACGGCAGGAACGGCCAGGGATCCGCAGCGGGAGCATTTCAGTTGCCGGAAGATTCCGAGAACTGCCCTGGCCGCTGGGCTGCGTCGAACAAATCGGCTTAGCTCCGTGCTCCCTGCCATGATGATCCTTTTCGGTCCTTCAGTCTCGTGTGGGCAATTCGTGATATTCCAAGCCATCGAGTACGCAGCCGGCGGCCTTCTTGCCGATCTTGCTCATGCCTGGGAACGCACCAAATGAGTCGGCGTCCGCCGTCTCCGGCGCGAACTCCCCCCATTGCTTAAACCACCACGGTACGCCAGCCGCTTGACACTGATCGCGGACCGAGCGGACCCAATCCGGGTGCATCGGCCGTGCGCCGGGACCGGACTCGCCGCCGACAACGACCCAGTCAATTTCGGGTCTGAAACCGGAGCGCTCTGTCCCGCCCTCCTTCATGCGTGCGCACTGGAGCCAATCGCAGTTTCTCAGAAGGTCCACCGGACCAAGCATCGGCTCCACGCTCAGCCATCGCACGGCGGCCAGGCATTTCAGCAGCCCGGGAATGCGATCGTCGGCGGCTCGCTGATCCTCGACAGACACGCCGAGCCACACGTTATGCGGCAACGGATTGCGTATTGCCAGATACGCCGCCAGCAGCTTTGGCCGCTTTGTCAGCAGCAAAAACGTGTGCCTTTGTGCCGAGCGCATTGCTCGAACCACAGCGTCGAGCCAGTGTATCGGTGCCAGCGCGATATCACCCATAAACGAAACAGCGACCCGTTGCGGCCTCCGCCACTTCTCCGGTTCCCCTAGCCGATCCGGGTGGAACGTCGGCGTGAATGGAGCGTCCGCGTCGTATCCGTTGCGGCCACGCTGCCGATTGGCCATGCGGCGTGCCCAGCAGCGGTCCCAGCATTGCAGGCCGGAAATGCATCCTGTGATCGGGTTCCATTGGCGGTCGCAGTATTCGATCTTACCCACGTCAACCGACCTCCTCTTCGGTAACAGCAGTGCATCCGTTACGGTGCGCGAAGGCGGCTAGGTCGGCTTCAGCCTCGACGCGAGTGGAGCACATCGGAAGACTCTTCGAGACCAGCCGCTTTAAGGACCCAAACGGTTTTCTGTAGAATGTTCCAAACGCCTTGCCGCTAGAAATTCCATCCGAAACGAAAAGACGACGGCCCTGTCTATCGACACATGCAAATGATTTCACCTTCTCACCGCCTTTCTTTTCTCCCGCCTCTCAGCCCGCTCTGCATGACGTGCCGGATCGCCGTAGCCGGTGATCCCGTCATCCACGCCGTCAAACTCCCGCCGGCAGCCGCCGCAGTAGTAGTGGCGATGGCCGACCATGCGGACGTGTTTGGCGTGGCCGCACCAGGGGCATTTCGGAACGTCGTTCATTGGCCGTCCTCGCTTTTGAAAAGCATCGTGGCGACAGGGGGCGCTTTATAGGCCGGTTTGCACCGAATGGCGTTATGGGCAGATTCGGGCACTTCAGCGACCACATCGAATGAACCGACCCGTCGCGGACGATGATTCCTTTCTTTGGCTACATTCCTGATTCCGTTGCCGAGGGGCCGCCATTGTCCACCAGCGACTTCTGCTTCGCGTTGCTGCGATCGCCTCTAGAACCGCGAACAGCCGCCTCGCGCATCTCGACGGCGTTGACGATCGCTTGCTGGGCGTCGGCACTAAGCGTCTGTGGGATCGTTCTCCGGGCCTCGGCCAAATCCGCAAGAAAATTCAACGTGCCGATTTCTTCTTTCCATTGGGCGACCGTGGCGGATTCCGAGTCCGAGAGGACAGGCGCCGCCTCCGACTCTTGCGGCTTCTTCGTCTCTGTTTTGCTGGGCTGCTGCGTCTCGGCCTTCGCCTTGCTTGGGCCTTCGAGCTGCGGAGCTTGCTCAGACGTAGTATCGATCGCGGCACGCCCGTTCCAGCGAAAGCCACCCCACTCCTCAAACGATGCCTCGCCGCCGAGCTCCTCGGGGAAGGCAGAGCGCAAAGCGGCTGCCTCGGCACACTTGTCGATCATTCCGATCGGACGATCGGTCCACATTGTGTTTGGACAGCCGTTGCGCTTGCAGGCGTAGGTTTCGAGCCAGTATACTTTTGGTCCAGGAAACGCACACCGATTTCCCTGTACAAGCCTATAGACCGTCATCTGCGCCCATTCTGGAAATTCAACCTCGACCGTCCCGTGACTCTTTCCGCTCTTGTCGGTGTCCTCCCATGACTTTCTAATCATCGGGCCATGCGCCACTTCGTCGTGGCCGGCGTAGCTCCCCGTTCGCGCGGCCGTGGTTCGGTATTCGGCGATTCCTGGCCAAACCGTCTCGACCTCGCAGCCTCGCTCCTTGTCCCAGATCGGAACAATGTGGACCGTCTTCTTGAAGGGGTCAAGGTTGCGTGCCTTGCAGTAGGCTAGCGCGAGGATCACAGCGCCTACCGATCGGGCGGCAGGAAACGTGGACTCAACGAGTGCTCGCCACTCGGCCTGATCCACGCCGAACCGCTCCTTGAGTCCGGGATGGTAGGGAAGTCTCGGGCCAGCGATTGCCGGGACGTTTGTTTTTTGGGCTGGTTGAAGTGCTGTGTCAGTGCTCATTGTGCTGTTCCTTGATTGTGATTACTCGTAATCGTTAAACTCCGAAAACGGCTGCGACATCGGAAGTCCGAGCGGGTCATCTGTCCATGCCCATTTTGGCAATGACACGGTGTTGAGTTTTCCAAACCGGCCACCGTGCCAATTGCCGCACGCCAGGCGAGACTGCAATTCGATCAACGCAACGCGGTTGTGTCGTTTCCCTAGCTCTATATCCAGTTCCGGCAACGTCCACGCCACCGCGTTGTATGGCGGCTTGTTGCGGACAAAAACAAAAACAAAATTCAGCGGGCGCTCACCGAACAACAACGTCGCCGCATCCATATACGCCGCCGCCTGCTGGTGGTAGCCAAAACTGAAAATCTTCGAGGCAATCTCACGCTCGTCTGTCACGTCGGCCGACGTGCATTTGATGTCGGCAATCTGATATCCGCCGTCAAACCGACATAGCTTGTCGATTCGGCACCGCAACGGAAGCCCTGTTTCTTCGTCCGTCCAAACGATCGTATGCTCGGTTTCCCCTTCCGCCTCCATCAGCGACCGAACGACCGGGTCTTCCAATCCGCGATCGAGCATATCGCGGATCCTCAGAGAATCCTTTTCGAGAATGCCGTGATCTTCGGGGTGTTCCTCGCACCACGCTTCCCAGCTCCTCCCGCGCCGCTGTCCGTTCGACGTTAGCGCTGTGTACGGAATAATCAAAAGCTCTTTCTTTTCGAGCCAGACGCCGTGTAGCTGCGTTCCAAGCTCCATGTCCTCCGTGGCCTTGAACTTCCACCGCTTTTCAATGTCCGGCTCGATGTACATCCCATAGAACAGTTCCGGGTGGTCGGGCAGAAGTTTCCACTGGCTTTGGCTCCACTCCGGGCGGGCGTGGTATTCGGCGGCCTGGCAGTCGATGTGGATTGCGTTTGCGCTCATGCTGTCGCCCCCGCATACAATCGCTTATAGTCGTTGGCCGGCTCGTACGGCACGGCTTCGAGCTCGTCCCCGACGGACTCCGCTGTGTACACCGCAACCCCCAACTCGACGGCAAGATCATGGATCGCGGCACGATTCGCCACGTCCATGCCCTCCCAACACTCCTGGCAAACGCTAATGATGGCAGTAGCGCCCGGGTTGGTTTGGCGAATGCGCTTGATGATTTCCTCCATCGCCAATCGCCAACGAGTTCCAACCGAACGTTCTGCGAGGTACACCTCTCCTCGCGTTGGGTGTTGCGTTATCAGTCGGCCTGCACGCACCTTCATGGTGTCGCTGTTGACTGCATCAGAAAGCACCTCGTCGGTGGATCGTGCCGCCTCCCGAAGAGATTCGGCCGCTTCCTGGTGTTTTGCCGCAGCTTTGGCAAGTTCCTTTGCCTCCGATGCTCTCTCTTTGGCGGCGCGAACGACGGCGGCCTGTTCTACGTCTTGCCGGCATTGCGTCACGCGGAATCCAGCGCCGGCAATGGCGGTTTCGCTCGGGCATTCTACCGACTCTGCGGCGGCGATGGTTTCCTGCCAGCCGATTAGCGAGCTTGCGTGAGCCTTCACTCGCTCAAGGGCACTTTCGGCCGCGTTGAGTTTTTGGATTGCCGCACGCAAAGATTCTTGCGCCAGTCGCAATTGGTCCTCGACATCCGATACTCGTTGCTGCGCGTCTTTGTAGCCGCGTATGGCCATTTCAAGCGCCACTTCAGCAGCGAGAACGTCTGGCGCGTTTGGTTCCCTTGCCATTCGCTCCGAGGCGTCGGCTGCTGCCGCCTTTGCTTTCTTCGCTGCCGCCGCTTTGGCTTCGATAGTTCCCTGGGCATAAATTGCATCTTCGAGTTTTGCTTGCAGTGTTGCGCAATCCGTTTCAATATCTAGGTCGATGCCTTCCGTGGCAGCCTTACATGCCGCCGCCTTGGCGAGAATCTTTTCGGCCTGCTCTGCCTGCTTGCGAGACAACGCCTCAAAATCCCGCTTGGCTCTCGACGCCATTTCCACGAGGTCGTCGGACTTTTCTGTGTCAACGGAAAACACATCCGACGCATTCCAGCCGGACGGGACGAGGGGCGTAAACAATGCTAAATCGGCCTTTGCGCCGGTCAATTGCAGCAGCGCCTTGATGCGTGCCCTGTCTGCTGCGACGGGGTCTTTGAGCGGCGGGGAAACGAGGTCGAGTATCGATGGCTTGCCTTCCAGCGACACGGCTTCGAGTTCGCCAGTGCGCCGCATGGACTGCCTCAGGTTGACGGTAATCCCCAGCCCTTGGATGGAGCCGGCCGCGGTTCCGTCGCGTTTGGTTAGGTTTGCTGAGCCGCCAACGAGCTTCGATACCGCCTCGAGCGCCTGCGATTTTCCAGTATCGTTTGGCGCGCGAAAGACGATGATGCCAGGCTGCACGGGAATAGTCAGCTTGCGGATCGGGCCGGCGTCTTCGATGGTGATTGATTCCATTTGTGGTTGCTCCTTTGCGGTTTCGATCATTGCGCACTCGATAAAATCAGTTGTGCCTCTTCCAAGATCGCCCGCTGCTTATTCACGTTGCAGAGCAACTCGTTGATCAGCAGACTCAGGCGGCTTCCGCTTGCGTCGATCTCGGCCTGACGGGCAATCGCAGCCTGAACGATAAGGGGCGGCATTGCGCCGCATTGGGCTTCTTGGATTGTCATGGTTCGTTTGCTCTTTTCTCGACGGCCCTGCCAAGCCTCGATAATTCATCCTGCTCGATAATCTCGACCGCCTTCCCGATGTCCTCCACCGCCTGAGCCACCGGGCTTTTCGCGCGATGCTCAGGGGCGAGCGAAGCGGCAGAAATCTCATTCGTCACCCGATGGATTGCGCAGTAGACTTCCTCGCGGTGCACTGGCACCTTGCTGTCGGCGTCGATGCCGATTCGTACCTTGTCGCCGCGAATCTCGACAATCACGATGGAAATATCATCGTTGATGCGGATACGTTCGTTCTTCTTGCGGGAGAGCACTAACATGGTTTGATCCTCCGTGAAAATGTGTTGTCATACCGCAACGAACTTTTCGTCTACGAGCGAGTACCAAGTGTCGGCCTTGATTCGCTTACCGTCGATTCTCTTTGTCCGAACGTCAACGCGACTCCACTTGTCTCCATCCAGCTTCCATTCCGCCAGCGTGAGCCAGCAGCCTACAGCGCCTTTTGCTTTTCCTCCGATTCCAAGCGCGGCGGCGCAGCCCTCGGCGCCTAACTCATTTCCGACAATCGTGGCGGTGCCGTAATCGCCGACGGCAGTAGCAACAGCGAAAACGCCGGTGGCCTGAGCGCCAGCCCGGTCGCCGGTGGCCTGAGCGCCAGCCTGGTCGCCGGTGGCGGACTCTTTTGTTTCGCTAAAGTCCACCTTGTCGAGAATGAACTTGATTCCAGCGGCGATAATGCCGCGCAGATCAATTTCAGCAGAAATCTTTAATTGCCTGCATACACGCTTGCTATCACTGTGGGTTTGATCCGACACACCGTCGGTCTCAACCTCTGCATAGCGCGAGTCGGCTGGCCGGTAGTAGGCAAAGACATCCAGCGGGTTTTCGCAGAAATGAAATCCGCTGGCGCACAGGATGACATTGCCGTCGTGCTCGTATGTTCCTCCAACGGCGTATTGAAACTCATTGCATCGCAGATTATTGTCGAATCCCTTGTAGCCCTTCATGCGTCACCATCCCTTTCGACCGGGTTTAGAAAAAACCCGCCCGCTGCGTTCGTCCCGGTCGAATGGGGCGAATCGCAGGGGCGGGCGTAGATCGCAAAGCACCCCGCGCCCGATCGCACGACCGGGGAAACGCGGGGGATGCTACTGTTAAGAGTGAGGCGGGCCGGAATTGCACCGGCTGGCTTCCAGCTTGGGGCACCATCGCCCTCTTCCCAGGTAAGGTTCTCTGGTGTTGCAACGCATCAAAGCCACTGAGTTGCCGTTGTGCGTGTCGCTGTCCACGCCGCCGCCTCGATGTGCCGGGGCTACGTCGGCATCGCCCCGGCTGTTGCCCTTGCGGGCCGCTCGCGTTGTAGCGGGCTGCATCCCCGTGCTCGCAGCTTTGATTTGCGAACGGATCGGCCGACCAATCCGCCGTTAGTTCGGGTATCGCACGGATAGCCCCGAACGCCATGCCTTGGATCACGCACAGCCCTGATGGATTCGGTAGAAATGCCGGGACTCTCCCCGGCTGGTCACGTCTGTTGTCAACGGTCGCCGTGATATCCCGACGCCATGAGTACGCCTCGGTTTGCGTAAGGCCCGCGTTGCCGAATCGAACGGCGAATACGGCATCCGGTGCCGACGCGGGGAAAAACAAAAAGCACGCCGGCCGTCGGTTGAGACTCGCCAGAGTGGCCGACGGGCGCGACGTGCGTTGGTTGGTGAATGAGCGGAACATGGCGAGTCTCTCCCCTAAAGGTTTCTATCCTCGACGCCGAACTTGAACTAACGCCATCGGCCAGTCATGCTGGCACAACTCTTTCACGCGGTCGGCCGCGTAGAAATCATTGGCCGTGAAGTAGATGTTCCACGGCTCAAACGAGTGTCTGCGAAAGACAACTTCCCACATTGGCGAGTCTCCTGAAAAAGTGGTTGAGGCTATTTCTTGCTGGCCTTCTCGGCCGCCGCTACCTGCGTTGGGAATCGAGTTACGCCGATCGGCTTCCGGCCTCGGCACATCGCCCGCGACTCCGCTTCCTTCCAGTCCTTGATTCGCTGGAGCTTGATGAGCCGGGTGATGCAGCGATAGCACGGCTCGCAAAGCCCCCTGGCGTACTCCACTCCCTTAGAGGGGCAGTCGGGGTTAATGCAGCGGGCCGGGCGACGGGTCGGTTTCTTGGTTGGCTTGCGTTTCATAATTCCGTCCGAATGTTCCTTTTGATGTCCGACACATGTCATAACATCGGATTCTATCAAAGTAAACTTGTGTGTCAATACATGTTCATACATCTGTTCGTACGCAAGCCCGACATTGGCGTCGTAAGTTCTTTGTAGGAAAACACTTGTTATCACTGGATTTTTTTTGTAAAATCAGGACTTGTGTTGGACTCACTCGGATATTGACACCGCATGGGAGAAACTGCCGATGGCCGATGTCCATGTCACTAAAGGACTTCTGAATCACACGGCGTCTGTGCTGACTGAATCACTCAAGGCAATCCAGGAAGCCGAGTCCGAAATCCAGGCCCTTTTTGAAGATGGATCGTTTTGGCTGAAGAAAGGGCCTCCCGTTGATGATGCGTTGCCAACGCTCATTGATTTTGCAGCGTTGGTACAAGCCAGAGTGAAGGTCGCACAGACCGAGAGGTTGTTTGGAAGATCAGAAAAGAGCAAGCGAAACGAAAGACGCAGCAAGAAGGTACCCGTCAAGTGACCGCGATTTTGGGTAAGTGAAGTTCGTCACCCGACCAATGAAGCGTGATTCTGATGGCGTTCTATCTCCGTAAGTCTTTCAATTTCGGGCCGCTTCGCATCAACCTATCGAAATCTGGTATAGGGCTGTCGTTTGGTGTCACCGGGTTGCGGGTTGGGGTCAAGCCCGATGGTCAACGGTACGTCCATGCCGGCCGAAAGGGCATTTACTACAGAAAAAGCCTCGGAAAGCGACACAAACCGGCTCCGGTGCTTGAATCGCCACGACCACGATGGCTGCCGCCGTCGGACATCGAGTTTCCCGAAGAGATTTACCAACCAAAGGAAACAGCCCAAGATTTCGGTGAAGAGCCAATCCGCACCACGTTTGCTTGGCTCTGGGGGAAAATTC